CAGAATGAATTGAAGATAATCTGTAACCTTTTGACGTTCATCATCTGTCAGATTCATCCGCTGTACGGCGGGGTCAACAGTGCGCCCCATGAGGAAGTCCATGGAGCAGTCGAGATAGTCAGAGATGCGGGCAAGGCTATCAGCCGCCATCATGCGGCCAGTGCGTAAGTTGGAAAGGGTGCCTTTGCTCATTTCGAGTTCGGCAAACATATCTTTCAACTGAACATTGCGAGCTTTTGCTTGAAGTTTGATGTTTTCTGCAAGGGTTATAGAATCATACAAATTTTGGGTCGTCATTTTGTGTATCCTCACAAAACCTTGCAATCGCAATGATTTCGTCTTGAAATATCGCAATCGCAAGATTATAATACACTTGTACAAAACAAATGTCAGATTGAAAGGGCCAGCGCTTTCCATTCAGCGCGTTCCCCGAAGCCCCTCTGCAAAGGGGCTTCAACGTACCACGCAGTACAAACCATGCAAGTTGATTCCTCCTAATGACAGGCATCGCTGCAAAGCGCAGCGCCGATACTGCAAATCGGCGGTGCGCAGGTAAAGCGATTACTCCCCAAGAGCTTCTGCTTAACAGCTTAAAGGCAGGGGAACGCGTTGAATGGTGGGTACTGGCCCTTTTAGTCTATCAAAAATCAAACAAGTGTTCAATACATTTGTTAGATAAATCTTTGTCGGGAAGGAGAAAAAACATGAAGAAAGTTCCGCTGCCAGAGTGGTGCGTGTCAGTCAAAAAAGCGATGGTTGAGCGCGACGATATGAGCGTCACCGAGTTGGCAAAAGAAATCGGGTACTCCCGCGCACACGTCAGCCAGGTCATCAATGGTACGATGGTGCCGTCTGCGAACATCAAGTCCGCGATTGAGTCCTGCCTGAACCTGCGGGCGTGATTTCTTACATCATAAGTTTACCAGAAAGGAGAGTTGTGCGAAATGGCGGTTGATTGCCAGAATATCTACAAAAACGCGCGGAAATCTGCTGGTTTTACGCAGGAGAAGGCCGCACAGCTTTTGAGCGTGTCGGTCGATTCCCTGCGGGATTACGAGCAGAGCCAGCGCCCGGTGCCCAGCGATGTGGCGAGTGCCATGTGCGATGTGTACCAAGCCCCGTATCTTGCGGTTCAGCACTTGCGCCTGTCCTCAGAGCTGGGCAAGCGGGTGGTGCCGGAGATTGAACTGAAAGATCTGCCGGAAGCTGTTATCGGCGTTTTGGCGGCGGTTCAAAAATTTATTATAAAGCGCGATGCGATGATAGAGATCGTTGCAGACGGGAAAATCGAAGAAGACGAACAGGCTGAATGGAATGAGATCATGGATCGAATGAACAACCTGTTCGTGGCGATGGCCAATATGCGTTTTTCGAAAGGAGGGCGTCGGACGTGAAAGAATCGTACTTTATCGGCGTGAGCGAAGTGCAGGAAATTGTCGGATGCAGCAAATCCAGAGCCTATCAGTTTATCCAGCAGATGAACAAAGAGCTGGAAGCAAAGGGTCTGCTTACGTTTCCGGGCAGAGTGCCCCGGCGGTATGTGTTCGAGCGGTTCGGCATTACGGAGGTTCAGGATGATGCGAAAGGCAATAATCCCGCTGGTGGCAACAGCGGCGGCGCAACTACTGGTAATCGGAAGCATCGCCGCGGCGTTCGCTTTCCAACCGAAAGAAACGCAGCTCCCGATAGCGATGATTCCTGTGCAAGCTGACATCGAGCAGGGTGAGTGCATCCGGCGAGACCCGGCTCCCTATGAGCCGATTACATACCATGTGCCGCTGGATGCGGATTTACAGCAGTATACAGCCGAGATGTGCGACTTGTACGAAGTTCCGCTGGAGCTGGCCTACGCCGTCATGCAGGTCGAGAGCGGCTATACGGTGAGCGCTACCAGCTCAACCGGGGATTATGGCCTGATGCAGATCAACAGCATCAATGCCGGATGGCTCAAAGATGAGCTGGGAGTCACGGATCTGCTGGATGCCGGACAGAACATCAAGGCTGGGTGCTATATGCTCGGAAGTTATCTTGCCCTGTACGATGGAGACATCAATCGAACTATGATGGCGTACAACCTTGGGAAGAGCGGGGCAGAAAAGGCTTGGAATGCAGGAACTCGCAGCACGGCCTACACCGACAAGGTGTGGAGCGCAATGGTTGGCCTTTTGGAGGAAGAAAGGGATGTTTCGTAAGGTGATGCAAATGATTCAGGATTACGCGGAGAAGAAGCTGCTGGATGAAGTCTTTGCTACATACCTCGATGTGCAGGATGCCGCAGCTGAGATGGCGCAGGTGCTCCCGTGTCCCCGGTGCGGGAAGCTGACCATGAAGATGCGCTTGCACAGCAACGCTCTTTCCCGTCAGGTTCCGGGCATCACGATTTGTGACCAGTGCGGAATCGAAGAAGCGCTGGATACAATGGCGGGGAAGCCAAAGGATGCCCATGAATGGGCGCTGGTCAAAACCTACATGAAAGGAGCAAACCTCAAATGAAGCGCAGGGAAAAGAAGCTGAGTGTGATGGATTGGGTACTCGTAGGACTGCTGGACACGCTGGCCGGGGTCGTAGCCGGAGGGCTGATGGCAATATGGCAGTTGCCGAGCGCCTACCGCTGGCGTGGCTACTGGGCAATCGGCGGCGAATGGCTGCTTGTCATCATTGCGATCATCATGGCGGTGCGGCTGACGCACGCATTCCAGATGTTCATGATTTTCGGAGGAAAGAAGCATGGTAAGATGCGCTCGGTGTCACAGAGTCATTACAGATCCGGCGGCAATCGAAGCGGGGTACGGCGCAAAGTGTTACGCCAAGGAGTTCGGCAAGAAGCTGAAATCGCCCGCAAGACCTCGCAAGGGAAAGACCGCTACACAGCCTAAGAGCACCGCTGAGCGCCAAATCATCGGCCAACTCACGGTATATGACATACTCGCCGCACACGAAAAAAGCACCGACCAGAACGGCCGGTGCGCTACAAATGGATAGAGACCCGCACATTCCGTTGGCGCTTGATGCAGGAACATCAAGCCGGAAAATACAGGTCTCCACCACACACAACCATATTGTAGCATATTCGGTTGGATTTTTCAACAGGTACGAAGCGGCGAGAAAGGACTATCCTTTCTGCCGTTTTTCTATGCAAAAATTAGGAGGTACAACATGGAAAAAGAACTTACTGCCGCCGTAACCACACAGGAGCCGATGTTAGCCGACAGGCTGATTGTGGTGCAGCAGCTTCCCGTCATCAAGGAACAGCTGCACAGCATCAAGGCTCAGGCACAGGCGTCCGTGGCGGAAGCGCTGGCGCTGGTCTGCACGGAAGAGACCCTTAAAGCGGTCAAGGATCGCCGGGCGGCACTGACCCGCGACCGCAAAGATCTGGATGCCCGGCGCATGGTTGTGAAAAATCAAATCATGCAGCCGTTTGAGGATTTCGACAAGGTTTACAAGGAATGCGTCACCGATGTCTATGGCCCTGCGGATGAAGCGCTGAAAGGTAAAATCACGGACGTGGAAGCCGGCTTGAAAGCTGACAAGGAGAAGAAAGTGGTCGCTTACTTCGACGAGCTGGTCAAGGCAAACGGGGTCGAGTGGGTCAGCTATGGGGACGTCGGCATTGCCGTTACCATGACGGCGAGCCTGAAATCTTTGAAGAGCAAGGTCAAGGATTACGTTGACCGCGTAGTGGCTGATGTGAACTGCATCAATGGCATGGAGAATGCCCCGGAAGTTATGGCCGAGTACAAGCAGTGCCGCAATCTGGCCGTTGCGATTAACAGCGTGAGCCAGCGCAAAGACCGTGTGGCCCGCGAGGAAGCTGAACGGAAACAACGCCTTGAAGCCCAGCTTCGCGCGCAGGAAGCAGAGTCGGCGGTGCTGGATGCGGTGGAAGAAGAACTGGCAGCGCCGCAGGTCATGGGTACCGAGCCTCCGGTTATGGATGAGCAGGAGACCGAAGAAACCCAGCAGGAGAGCAAAGAACAGATCATGACGGCCAAATTTGCTTTCATGGGCCGCACGTTCCAGTGCCACGGTACATTGACCCAGCTCCGGGAGCTGAAGTCTTTCGTAAATGAAAAAATCGACGAAATCCAGAAGCATATGGATTCCGTCGGCATTGAGAACGAGGAGGTAAGCGATAATGGCTAAAGCTATGCAGCCGCAGAAATTGTACTTCTCTCAGGCAATGCAGACCGAGAAATACAAAAACCTCATAAATAATACCCTAGGCGACCCGGTACGCGCGGCACGATTCGCTGCAAATATCACTTCTGCTGTGGCAGTTAACCCTACCTTGCAGGAGTGCGATGCGGGTACTATTTTGGCGGGTGCCCTTTTGGGCGAAAGCCTGCTCTTGCAGCCCTCCCCGCAGTTGGGCCAGTTCTACTTGGTGCCGTTCAAATCCAAAGCAAAACGTGACCGGCAGGGTAATGTGATTGAGCCGGCGTGTCTCAAGGCGCAATTCGTTTTGGGTTACAAGGGATACATCCAGTTGGCTCTGAGAACGGGCCAGTACAAGCGCCTGAATGTCCTGGAAATCAAATCCGGGGAACTGGGCGGTTGGGATCCCTTTGAAGAGCGTTTCCATGAAATGCACTTCATCGAAGATTTTGAAAAGCGTGCAGCAATGCCGACTGTGGGCTATATTGCCCACTTTGAGTATATCAATGGCTTCGAGAAAACTCTGTACTGGACGGCAGACCAGATGATGTCTCATGCGGACAAGTACTCCCCGGCATTCAGCGCCGCCGCATATAAGAAGCTGCTGAATGGTGAAATCCCGCAGGAAGATATGTGGAAATATTCCAGCTTTTGGTACCGGGATTTTGACAGTATGGCAAAAAAGACTATGCTGCGCCAGCTGATTTCCAAATGGGGAATCATGACTGTTGAAATGACTACCGCTTATGAACGAGATGGTCGAGTGATGGTTCCCAACAGTGCGGATGACGGACTTCTGCCGGAGACGCCGGATTTCGCAGATGCCGGACAGAATGGACTCGGCGAGCAGAATCCGCCCAAAATCGAGCGGACGGCCAAGACTATGGATTTACCGGAGCCGGAAGCAGATGAAGTAAAAGCGGCTGTTGACTTGGCGGCACTCTGATGGTCAAGTACAACATTATCAGCACCGGAAGCGACGGAAACGCCACGATTTTGGAAGAGTTTGTTCTGATAGACTGCGGCGTTCCATATAAGGCGCTGGAGCCGTATGTGCCGAAGCTGAAGTTGGTCCTACTCACCCATATCCACAGCGACCACTTCCAAAAGCGCACCATCAAGCGGCTTGCCAGTGAGCGGCCGACACTCCGCTTCGGGTGTTGCCGCTGGCTGGCGCCGCCGCTCATAGCTGCAGGGGTGCCGGAGCGTCAGATTGATGTGCTGGAACCTCGGACCATGTATGGATACGGCCTATGCAATGTGATTCCGTTCATGCTGGTGCATAACGTGCCGAACTGCGGGTACAAGGTACATTTTCCATCTGGCAAGGTGATCTATGCCACCGACACCAACAATTTGAACGGTGTGCAAGCGCTCGGATATGACCTCTATTTGATAGAAGCCAATTATCGAGACGAGGACATTCAGGCCAAAATCGCAGAGAAAAAGGCTGCTGGACAGTATGCCTATGAGACGCAGGTGCTCAAGAATCACCTGTCGAAAGCAAAGTGCAATGATTTCTTGGCGAGAAATATGCAGGCGAACAGCGTGTATATTCCTATGCACGTTCATGTTGACAAGGAGAAAACGGATGGCCGTAACGGCGAAAATTGAAAAGCTGGAAGATGGAAAGCTCGTCCTGAAGCCCGATACGGACATCAGCCGCTTTGTGGAGCAGAAACGCCCCCGGCGGGTGGAAGTTCGGCTGGATGATGGACGCACGATTTCCGTTGACCAGCGCCGAAAGATTTTTGCCATCATCCGTGACATTTCTTTGTGGTCCGGCCATGAGCCGGAAGAACTTCGGCAGTATTTGGAATGGGATTTCTGCTCCCGCGCTATGCGGGAGTGGTTCTCCCTCTCAGACTGCGACATGACGACAGCACGAGAATTCATTACTTACCTGATTTCGTTTTGTTTCCACTGGGGCGTTCCGACCAAGGATAGTCTGCTGACGCAGACGGACGACATTGGAAAGTACCTGTACCTGTGCCTTGAAAATCGCCGCTGCGCAATTTGCAACCGTCCGGCGGAGGTGCATCACGTTGACCGTATCGGCATGGGTATGGACAGAGAAAAGGTCGTCCACGTTGGCCTGAACGCAATCGCACTTTGCCGAGCGCACCACGAGGAAGCGCACCGCCGGGAGAAGGCATTGTTCGCTGAGTACCACATCTATGGAATCAAGCTGGACAAGCACCTGTGCAAAGTGCTCTCCCTCAATCAAAAGCCGAAAGGGGAGGTGAAGCGTGGCGAATGACTACATAAAGCTATGGGTGAAAGACTACCGAGCGCTACTGGAACCGTTCAGTGAAGCAGAACGGGGGCGCATTTTGTGGGCGATGATGGACTACAAGGAATCGGAGGCTGAGCCGAGCTTTTTAGGAAATGAACGCTTCGTCTGGGCAGCTATCAAGGCAAAGATTGATGCTTCCAATGAAGCCTACGAGCGACAAGCGGCGGCTAATCGTGCCAATGGTGCAAGGGGCGGAAGGCCGAGAAAAAATAAAGAAGCTCCAGAAAACCAAAAAAACCGAATGGGTTTTGAACCTGCCAAAGAATCAGAGGGCGCAGACGAACAGCAGGAGACATCAACCGGCCCGCCCGACGGAAAGCCGGAATCCTACTGGGTCTGGGCTGGATGCGATAAGGTGCTCACGCCTTATATGGCCGCAGAATTCCGAGACCTGCGGGAAGCTGGTATAGAGGACGCCTTAGTGGTGGCCGCGCTGAAAGAAGCGATGCGCCATCAAGCAAAGTACCCTTGGGTCTATGCTAAGCGTCTGCTCGACCAAGCAGCAGCACAAAAAATCACAACGCTGGAAGCGTGGGAAAAAGTACATATCACATACAAAGGAAACCGGGTTGACCGGGAGACGCCGAGTGGAAATAACTTCCTTGGCCTTGATAACAGCTTGAATCTCCTGAAAAGGAGACCTCTCAAAAAGCGGGTGGAGGAAGTTCCGCCAGACTAAGGAGGTTTTCTAATGGGAAGCGATATTCGCCATGTCCGCGGCGAGGCCCAGAAAGAGCTTGTGAAGAAGTTTGAAGTATTTACAAGCAAGGGGCGATCAAGGTGGCAGGTTTGGAGCGATTGGATTACGATAAGCGCCATTGCCGTGTCCAACGCGACGGACAAGAGCCACTTCGATGAGCGGGAGCAGCAGTACATGACTATTGTGAAAAAGTACACGAAGCAGGAAGTGGACGCATTCGCGGATATGTTCTCGATTCTGGTTATGGCGTTGGAGGACAACTCGGAACAGGATTTCCTTGGCGAGCTGTATATGTGCTTGGGGCTTGGAAGTGACCACGCGGGCCAGTTCTTCACGCCTTACCACCTTTGCGAGTTTATGTCTGCGGTGACGACCCCGGCAGAAGAATTTCAGCAGAAAATCGGAGACAGGGGATGGGTCGCGGTCTGTGACCCGACCTGCGGCGCGGGGGCCTTGCTGGTGGCGTTTGCAAACGAATGCAGGAAAAAAGGCATCAATTATCAGACGGATGTGCTGTTTGTGGCGCAGGACATTGACTACATCGTGGGTATGATGTGCTATCTGCAAATGAGTCTGCTTGGAATGCCGGGATATGTCGTCATCGGTGATACGCTTGCAAGCCCGTCTACGTCTTATGACAAAAGAGGGCTGCTTCCGGTTGACAACGGGAGCGTCTGGTACACGCCGCTGCTCAGGATCCCGGTTTGGCAGTATCGAATCTTTATGGCGCAGATGGAGCTGGTCACCCAACCGATAAAGGAAGAATATGCTGCGGATGCGCCAAAATCCGAACCACAGAAAGCCCTTGAAGCCACAAAAAAGAGTAAGCAACCAAAAGATACGGAAAAGCCAAAAGCCGCTAAAACGCCGCCCAAAGAGCCGGAGCAGGAACCGATGTTCTCTGAGGGTAAGGGTGGGCAGTTGAGCTTTTTCTGATAGGAGGACAATATGGATTCCACCACACACACCACAACCACAGTAGAGTTCGTCGATTGGCGGGCCAAGGCAAAAGAGAAGCTGGAGGCAGAGGACAAGCTGTTCAAAGGCGGGCGCGCCGCCGCGAGCGTTCAGAGCTATGTGCTGCGGGCACTGCTGAACTTTGCAGATCAGGAGCCGCGCTTCGCTGAGGTCGTTTGTAACACGGAGCGCACGTTCTCTGAATGCTGCGCGGCAGTCGTGCACAATGCGGGAGAGGTTCTGTCTGACCTTGAAGCGTATCGCAAGGCCGTGCAGTTTTACTTTCCGAATGCCGAGGTTTCGTTCAGCATGAACATCAAACTGACTGGCGCACCGCCTACGGAAGTTGAGATGCAGGCTCCGGCCGCCATCAAACCAGAAGATGCATCTCCCAATGTGCTGAAGCAGGCGGCACCTGCTCACGCAACCAAACCTGCATCCAAAGCGAAAAAAAAGCCGGACGAGAAAAAGCCAGCAAAAAAGAAGAGAACGCTTGCGGAGGACGATATGCAGCTTTCCTTGGAGGGATGGTTCTGATGGTTTTAGGATTCAAAGGTTTCAAGCCGGGCCTGATTGCTACGCTCGGCAATGGCAGTTATCAGTACCAGCCGGGCGAGGTGAGCAAGACGATAAAAGCAAAATGCGCAAACGCAGGCTTCCATTACTGCCTGGATCCGCTTGACTGCATGAACTGGTACGCATGGGATGGCAAAAATGAATTTTGGGCCATTGCAGCCGGCGGTGACATTGACGAAGATGATTACGGGACGCGAAGCAGTTGCACCGAAATTGTCCCGCTGCGCAGGCTGAAAGAGGATGAATTTCTCTTTATGCACGCAAGGTATGCGTCTGAGCACCCGGCAGAGAAATTTGAGGACTGCTTCAAGAAACCGTTCCATATTGCGTATGGAAAGGGCAAGAAGCTGGCCGGAGAACTGGGAGAATGGCTCTGCTTCATCATCCAAGATCAGCAGGAGTCCATCTGTATTGCACAGCTGATTGACGGCGTAAAGATTTTGCCAGGGAAGAACTACACGGCAGAGAGTTTGGAGGCGGCATGCAATGAAAAAGGCTGAAGAATTGAAACTTTATGCGCCGGAACCGAAACGGCCGGAGCTGGATGCGGCGCTGTCTATGTCAGTTGCCGAGGGGCAGGGCGTGGGCCGCTATATCAAGGGAAAGGTGCTGACGGTGGCCGTCTGGGACAAAAAGGAAAAGCCGCTGGTCGTGTGGCGCTTTTTCGGGGATTACTGGACGGGGGAGCTTCGCGGGAACGAGAACCCGACTAAAGGCGAGCTTTCGCCGCGTCAAATTGAGGTCAAGCCCTGCCAGTGCTTGACATGGAGGACCGAAGTGCCGGCCACAAAAGGAGAATCGGAACTCCTGCAGAACTATTTTGATGACTGCAGACCGGGATATCTGATTGGCATTGTAGAAGATGCACTGTCGGCTCATGCCAGGAAGAAGCGCGAAGAGCGCAACGCACGACAGGCGGCTGAGACCAAGAAGCTCTTTGAGAATCTGCCGGAGCCGCCGGAAGATCTCGGAAGACAGGTTTTGAAAGTATGCAGCGATGCGGGCTTTCTCTGGGTCACCAATGATAAACAGAACGTAATCGAACCCGGCGGCGTTGAGAAGAAAATCTCGATTCAGCGGGCAAGGTGCGATAGCTGCGGTGGTGAATATACGCTGTCGGAGCTGCTCAAACACAAGAGCACAGCGACGTGCGAGTGCTGCGGGGAGAAAATGCAGGTTCGCAATACCCGCTATTCGGTCAAAAGGTTATGGGCCGCAAGGACATTCCTTTGGAGCAAGCCGCAGGGGGATGGAGTCTGGATTCGCCGCTATCTGGTGTATTTCGATTTCAGAAATCATCGGGCAGAACCGGAATTTCACGGCCGTGGAATCTGGTGGACGGACGGAAAGACCATCAAGCAGTGGAAACGCGACTGGGGCGAAAAAGCTCAGTATATCATGTGCCAGCGCCCGAAGCTGTCCGCGATGCTGCTGGCCCCCTCTGGCCCGTATCAGCCGTACACGCTGGCATCCCACACTGACCAATTTGAGAGTGATGTTCGGAAAGTGTTGAAATCTGAATGGATGTACCAGTACGATAATCACCTCAATTTTCCGTGGGAAGTTCGGCAGTGGGAAATCGTGAATCGGTATCCGATGGCCGAAAGCCTTGTCAAAACGGGCTGGGCTGATGCGCTGTGCTCTCAGGTGTACGACGAATATGAACACAGCACCCGCATCAATCTTCGAGCAAAGACCTATTACGACGTGTTTGGCTTAAATCGTCAGGAGCTGGCTGTGGTCGCACAAAGCAAAAAGTCGTTCCGCGAGGTGGATGATGCGTTGAAGTGGAAAGAAGCCGGCCTTGCAATCAATGACAAGAACATGAAGATGACGGCTAACATCCGAAATCTCTCAGGAATGGCCAAGACATTGCGGGAAAGCGGAATGACACGGAGCTTGAAATATCTACGCCGGCAGACAAGGCGAGTCACCGGAAGCTACAACGGTCAGATTGCTCTTCAAGTTGCATCGGACTGGTTGGATTATATCGATATGGCCGGGCAGATGAAGATGAACTTGAATCTTGAAAAGGTTCGTTTTCCGCCGGATCTCAAGCGTCGCCACGATGATTTGGTTCTGGAGCGAAATAAGCAATGTCGAAAGGACGCCTTGAGAGGTGCCGCAAGCAGCATCAAAAAGGAAGCCAAGGAGCTGGAAAATCAGTTCCACATCGAGAACATCTACAAGAAAATCCGCAAAATCTACGAGTACGATGGAGCGGAATACATCATTCGGGTGCCGGATGGGGCAAAGGCCATTTTGGAAGAAAGCAGGTTTCTTGACCACTGCATCCAGCGCGGAACTAGGTACTTTGAGCGTATTGCCAAACGTGAGAGCTACATCTTCTTCATGCGGCGCAAGGCTGACCCGAATACCCCGTGGTATACCTTGGAGGTGGAGCCGGGCGGCACTGTCCGCCAAAAGCGCAGCTATAACAACGACCAGTACGCCGATTTGGAGGATGCGAAACCGTTTATTGCGGAATGGCAACAGGTCGTGCAGGGCCGCATGACAACGGCGGAAATTGATTTTGCACGGCAGTCCAAGGAAATCCGCGCACAGGAGTTTGCGGAACTCAAGGAGAACGGAAACATTATCCGCACGGGTACGAATGCTGGCAAACTGCTGGTTGACGAACTGATGCACGACTTGATGGAGGTGGAAAAGCGTGTCGGCTAAAATTGAACTTTCTCTCGCGCCCGCCAAAGCAAAGGGCCTTTCGGAAGATGAACGTCTGGATTTGGGGCGGCTGCTCCTGAAAGCGGGATACCGAGTTGATATTGTACGCCGCCGCCCGAATACCAATCCGGGCACCCAGTACGAATATTTCATGGTTTTGGACAAAGGAGAGAATAATGCCTGACACCCGGAAGAATCACAACCCCAGCGGCGCGCCGGATCCTACACGGGTTCGGGCAGAGAGCAACATCCAGAGGGAAGAAGCTCGTGTGAGCGAGCTTGTTCACGTTCTGCGTTATGTGGCAGGTGCCGCCGGGTTTGAAATTGTGGAGCGAATTGTTCTCGTGGATAACCAGACGGGGAGGATTTATCGGTGAACAGAACAAAGAATGAGTTGGCCGATTATGCTTGGAATCCGGTGACAGGGTGCCTGAAAGATTGTCGGTACTGCTATGCAAGGAAAAGCGCGATACGGTTTGCAAGCGATTGGCGCCGAAATTTGGCAGAGAGACCGAAAGTTCAGCAGGTGGGAGAAAAGCTCTTTGAGCTGGATACCCCGTGGGAAACGAAAAACAAGCACTTCCTGAACAGTCCAACGGGATTTCTGCCCACGATGCACAAATACCGTTTCGACTGGCCGCAAAAGGTCAAAGTTGGCTCAAGCATTATGGTATGCACAGACGGCGATTTATTCGGGCCGTGGGTTCCTGAAGAATGGATTCTTCAGGTGTTTGCGGCGGCTGATGAAGCACCCCAGCACCAGTACATTTTTCTGACGCAGTATCCGGAACGCTATAAGCAGCTTGTGAATCACGAGAAGCTGCCCCAAAACAAGAATTTCTGGTACGGTTCGACAGCGACGGTCAGAGAAAGCAGCGTATGGGCGAACGAACACTATAATACGTTCGTTGCGATAGAGCCGCTCCTTGGCCCGTTTGAGGGCGACGTGACAAAAGCGTTCCAGAAGTTGAAGTGGGTCATCATCGGCGCGGAAACAGGCCGAAATGCAGGAAAGGTCATTCCTAAAGCGGAGTGGATTAAAGACATTCTTGCGTCAGCGGATGCAACCGACACACCTGTTTTCATGCGGAGCAGCATGGAAAGCGTGGTGGGCGCTGAGAATATGCGGCGCGAGAAACCACAGCCGCTTCTTCAGAGAGTTCCCAGCGACGTGCAGAAAGAGCGTCTGTGGGAGTATTGCACGGCCTGCGGCAAGTACAGACCGATGAAAGAAATGTACGCGCTGCTCTTGCGCAGAAAACGTGGAGATAGCCCGGAGCGGGTGGCTTATATGTGCCCGGAATGCTATGAGCAGTTCAGCAGAGACAATTTTGAGAAAGGAAAAGACGATGAAGTTTGAACGAAGCGAAATTGGAACACTGTTTTCCAAGTTGCGTACAGCGGTGCCGGAGGTTCGTGCGGTGGGCAACGACAGCACGGGAATCCTGCTGAGTGGCCCGGATGCGTTCGCAACGAATTTGGAACTGAGCATTCGGGCGGAACTTTCCAGCCCGGTTCCGCAGGGCGTCGTTATTCCACCGCGTGGAGTGGATTTTATCAGCGGAGCAGTAGCCCCTGAAATCAACATCAACGTGACAAAGAGCGGGTTGGTCATAGAGTCCGGCACGGCGCGGGCACGGTTGAGCACGACGCCGGCAGAGAATTACCCCACATTTGATGGTCCGGGAAAGGATGCGAAGCGCTGCGTGGTGAGAGCGAACGATTTGAGCTGGGCCATCTCAAAGGTTCTATACGCTGTGTCCAAGGAGGATCGGCATCCGGCGCACAAAGGGCTGTGCTTTTCCCACAACGGCGACGATACTTTGGAAATCTGCGCCCTGGATGGGTACAGAATGGCCATCAGCCGAATCGACTGCACCGCCGATGGCGATTTCAAGTTTGTGCTTCCGGCGGCAACGGCAAAGGCGATTGATACGCTGGGCCTTGATGGGAGCGTCAGTATTGAAAGAGACCGCAAAAAGGCCGTTTTCAGTGACAACAATTTTGAGGTAAAGTCTCGCCTGATCGCAGAACCGTTTCTGGATTATAGCAAAATTGCAGCCCAAAAGAGTGGGGGAACCAGAATCGTGCTTGACAGAAAAGAATTGCTGGGCGTTCTGGGACGCGTCAAACTTGCTCGGTCTGCAGACGCAAAGGAAAAGAGCACCTTGGTGATGGATCTGGAACCCGGCGGCACAGGTAGAGCATCGATGCGTAGCACGATTGCGCAGATGAATGAGGAGTTTTCCTTCAACGGAAAGCTGGATGAGCGCCTGCGAATCGGCTTTAATCTGGAGTTCCTGAGCGAGGCATTGAAGTCGATGGAAGGAGACGAGGTCAGCGCATGGGTGGTCGGTCCTCTATCCCCCGTAAAGCTGATTGAGCCGCAGTATGAAGCGCTGGTGCTTCCTGTCAAGGTCAAGGAGGAAGCATGATGCAGGGTAGAACTTTTCGTGGGCAGTCCCCAGATGGCACTTGGCATGAAGGATTCTTGATTCGCTCCCCGGGTGTGAAGAACAGTCGCCCGGGTGAGGGCTGGTACATCAACTCCGAGCAAGAGCCGGCATACGCCCATCTCGTCAAGCCGTTTACGATCGGCATGAACACGACTCTGACGGACGGAAACGGGGCACCTGTTTTTGAGGGGGACATTTTGAAAGACGATCGATGCGGCAAAGATGTGATTTTTGCCGTAAGATACGGCGAATACATCGACTACGGCGTAGGCCATATCGGATTCTACGCAGAATTTTCGGAGAACCGAAAGGAGTTTGTCGAGCATGGTCTTGCAAGCTTGGTTCTGACCGCAAAGGTGGTTGGAAATGTAGTGGACACGCCGGAGCTGATGGGCATGAGCACTGGAAAGGAGCAGCAACATGAAGTGGATTGAGACGATTACCCCGAAACAGGCGGTTGAAGAGCTGGGAGTACCTTATCACGGCTGGATGAGGGAGATGGATCGGGCATGGATCAGCGAAGACCAGAAGTACAGCGTGATGTCTCGTTTGCTCCGCACGGAATGGGGCAAGGTCGAACACGTCACGATTACGGCGGCAGAGGGCGTTGGCCAGAGCGACGGCAGCGGGGATATCCCGTGGGCCGTCAAGATGGAAATTAAAAACGACCTGTTCGGCGAGAAGCGAGTTGCCGTCGAGGTGTTCCCGACGCAGGACAGGTTGGTGGATGTCTGCGACTGCTATCACCTCTGGGTGTTTGAGAAAGGATTCCAGCTTCCGTTCGGTATCCACCCGCGCGATAAGAAAACGGTGACGGTCAATCGCGGCAGTACCAGAGTTCGGGCCATTGACGGCGCAGGACGCGAGCACAGCATCAAAGAGCTGCTGGAAGAGAATGGTGCGGCGGATGTCCCTAAACAGGCATACGAACAGGCTATGGCCGGATATATGATGAAAAATCTTCTGGGAGGGTGATGCAAAATGTGGCTTTGGATTGTGCTGGTGGTTCTGGCGGTAATGGCTACGGCGCTGGCCTATGCTCTGTGTGTCGCTTCGAGCAGAGAGGACCGCTGGCAGGAGGCTCACCCGCCTAAATCCGGGAAAGGACGGAAAGATGCCTAAGTATCAGATACTGATAGCGGCGTCTGGCAAGCATGGCTCTGCACTCCTGCCGTATGTGCTGGTTGACGATAAAAGCGGTAAAAGCGCAGCGGCGCGGGCAAAAGTGATGGCCAAGGCTTGTTACCCGGAGTATGAGAAATTCGATGTGGCGAAGATGGAGGTGATTTCAGATGAATGAAAAGGGATTGATGGAACAGTCGAACGCAGCGATTAAAGCGGCGCTGGAGCTGTACGCGGCTGACCATGGGAAGTTGAACGATGGTGACAGCTTTACGACAAAGCTCAATAACTGTGTGCTCACCATTTCGCTGAAAGATGGGAGCTTGGACGTGCAGTTTGACCCGGACGCAGACGCCGCGGTGGATACCCCGTACACGCTGAACATGGCACTTGATATTTATGAGGAGGAAAACAATGGCTGAGTACATCAATCGTGAGGACGTATTGAAATGCCTGGAGTATAACACGATTCAGAAGCCGAGTGCGAATGATGTTGTTTCTGCGACTCTCCGGGTAGCGCGGGAAAAGGTCGAGAAACTTCCTGTTGCACAGGAAGGAGCGCTATTTTCTTTCTGGCGCGACCCCGACAAGGATCCTCCGAAAGTTGAGACGGAAGTGCTGATTCTGTTTGAAACAGCCTGCGGCGGATATGGGATTACGACGGCCCACTACGAAGATGGCACTGTTTTGTCCGAAAAAAGCAAGTTCTACTGGGAAGAGATTTTCGAGTGGGGCGCCTATGATGAAGAGCATGACGATTATCTTATCCCCAAAGGCTGGTGGGAATATCGCCATTTCAACCCGGAGGATGTTTACAATAACCGCGTGGATTCTCCTGTGGTCGGGTGGATGCCTTTGCCGCCGAAGGAGGCAGCGAAAAATGAGAACACTTAACGCAGACCAGCTGAAGTCCGTGCTGAGTATGGAAGGTTCACTGGGACATATTCACACACTGGCAGATGTCGAAAATACGATTGATTATCTTGCCAAAGAAGAACCGGAAGCCGTAGCCGGTGTAGAAAAATTCAACATTTTCGATACCATGTGGTCGAGGAAAATTCAGGCGGCGTTTCCGCAGTCGTTCGTGAATATGCAAAACGAACTTGTTTTCAGTCTGAGAACTGATTCCGGCTTCAGCCTGAAAGATGTGACCAACGAAACCCAGCTGAAAGCAAAAATTTTGGAGTGGCTTACGCGGACTGCAATTAAAGCAGTCTCGCCCAAGGAAAGAAAACTCCACTTTGAGGGCATCAACAAGCTGCTGGGTACGAATTTTACGTTGGAGGAAATGACGGACATCTATACATATCTCGGAAATGGAATCAATCACGACCTTTGCGTGAAGTTTGTGGAGAGCGGCTACGATATGACGATGATTCAAAAAGAAGGGTGAGCAAATGGATAAGCAAAAGATTAAGAGTGTTCCGAGGCTGACGACCGATAACCCGGTGAACAATTTTCAGACTGCCCTCAACTTTACTGACGTCAGCGAGGACGGCTGGGTATGGCTGCGGCAACCTGAAATGGCACTGACCGAGTATGCGCGGCAGCTCGTCAAGGGGCATGGCAGCAGCATCGATCTGGGCTGCAACGATATGGAGCTCTCCGAAAGTCTGACCGATCACCTCTTCGACGACCCGAAGCAGAGCATTGACGGACTGATCGCAGAGCACTACACGATTTTGTGGGCCTACGCGACCCTGCGGGAAAAGCTCAAATGGTACGAGGATGCAGGAATCCCGGTCATTCCTAATTACGGTCTGAGTACCATCCGGCGGGCGATCAATCGGTACGGCACCGCCCCTCAGCTCCAGATGGCGATCAAGGAAATGTCAGAGCTCACGAAGGCGATCTGCAATCTCCAGCGGGCCGTAACCTTCAACTACCGCAACGGTGCGAAGATCAAGGTCGCCCACGAGAGCGTCAGGGAAGAAATCGCGGATGTTTACATCATGCTGGCGCAGCTCGTTGAGATCGTCGGCAAGCCTGAAGAGGTACAGCAGATCGTGCTCGAAAAGCTCGAACAGCTCAAAGGCGACCTGGACGGCGGGGAGGTGCAAAGTGAGTAAAGCTGTTTTGCTGAGCGTCCGTCCAAACTGGTGCAAGCTGATTTGGGCCGGGATGAAAACGGTTGAAGTGCGCAAGACCTGCCCAAAGCTCGAAACGCCGTTTAAGGTGTACATTTACTGTTCCGGCAATAGCGGATGGCTAATGAGGTCACCAAAGGGCTTGCGGAAGATGGACAGAAAAGTAATTGGTGAGTTTGTCTGCGATGAGGTTTACAAGGTCGATAGAGATAGCGTGGGGTTCAATTTTACAGCCCCAAGTCTGGATTTGCCGGTTTACACCATGCCAGAAAATAACGATGAGTACCGAAATGTCCAGCGAGAGGAACTTACTACTTGCCTGACCGACGAACAGCTCTCTAAATATCTTGGGATACACCCCGGCTGGGGATGGCACATTTCCAACTTGAAAATTTATGACCGACCACTCGACCTGCGAGAACTCACTGGCTTGCAAGAGACACGGTTTGGTATGCGGCCTGTGGAAATTACCAGCCCGCCCCAGAGCTGGCGCTATGTGGAGGATGCAGAATGTACGTCATGAACAAAAAATGGGACTCCATTACGAACATTGCCCAGTGCACCAGCGTGTATGTGAGTCCCGAACACGAAATCAAAGCGGTTCCTACCGGTGGCGGCGCGGTATATCGTCTGGGTCAGTACGAAACGGCGGAAATTGCCCGCGCCGTTCTGAATGATTTGTATATTCACGTTGCGACTGGCTGCACCTACCAGATGCCGAACGACCAGAGGGCGCTGGTTCTGGCTCGCGGCATGAGTGATGAACGGCCTGAAAAGTTTGCCGGGAATGGCAAGAAGCCGGTGCGCAGGGGAGGATCCTGATGGAGAAAACAGGTGCGGTTCTCCCGTGTCCTAAATGCGGAAGCAGATTTCTGGCATGGGGGAAACCTTTTAGAAGTACGACGCCAAGGCTTATCGTATTGCTGGGGAGCCGTCGCAGAATTGTCTGCTGCATGATGTGTGGGTACTATGCACCCGTAAAAGACTGGAACAGAGAGGAGCAAGCAAATGAAAGCACACGTTGAACCTAAGAGCAAGGAATGCCCGTTCTGCGGCGCATCTACCTATGAAGTTATGAGTGGTACGGGCGTGAAATGTATTCGGTGCACCAATAAGAGAACTTGCGGTGCCATCGTCAGTTTCAGCAACAAAGACTGTAATGAACGCGGAGTTTCCCCGGTTAAGTACTTCAATCGACGTGCGGAAAGGGAGAAAAAAAATGAATCTGATTCGTGAAGTTATTTCAGACCAGACGGTGACGGCGCTGGCGTCTATTGTCCTGATCGTGGCCGCATTGCTCATGGCGGGCTGGTCCTGGGCTGTGAATCACATGGCGGGCCCGAAGGTCAAAAATGCAAAGGAGGGCACATGAAAGCACATCTGGCGTTCCTGTGCAATGGCCGGTGCCAGTGGTGTAAGAACTATTGGGACTGCAGCAAAACAAAAAGGCTCTTGGCAAAAATTTTGGGGTGCAAAGATTGGAGATGGCAAAACAGATGAAGAACATTCGCCAGCAGCGGGCCGATGAACGGGATAAGACGGCGCAGATCTTCACTTGGTGTATGGTAGTGGCCATGCACCAGGAAGAGGGCATTGGAGCTACGCGCCTAGAGCGGGCCTGTAATGAAATGCACGAGTTTCAGCAGCGGTACAAAACAAAAATCCTGACCGAGAACCGCAAAAGCGCAACGGATGCTATGCGGGAGGACTTGAAGGGCATCTGTGATTTTGAGGTCCGGCTTCCGCAGACCAAGGCCCCGCGCAACCGCAAGGAAGAACAGCTTCGCATGGCCCAGAATGAGGGGGCAGAAATTGCATGGTTGGTTATGGCGGCGACAACGCACCTGACCTTCGGTTTCGGTAAGGAACGGCTTGCCCGCCTGAAGCGGGAAACGCTGGATAATTACCGGCAGTACATCGGATGGGTAGAGCAGGACGGTGAAGCCTACGCAATGGAGCTGCTTCGCCGCTGTTCGGAACAGGCTTTGCAGGAAGAACTCAAAGTCAACGATATGCGGGAAAGCAAGAATCATATCCTGCCCGGTGGCTTCGCAGAGACCCAGAGTGCAGATATGCTGCGGGCGATGGAGGCCGTATCGGCTAAGATGGCGGCAGAGCGGGGCATCAAGCGTGTGCCGCTGGCGGTTTTGAGTCAGAGCGAGGTGACCCGCAGGATGAAATCTATCTGAGTAATAAAAAAGAGGATCGCTTGCGCAATCCCCCGATAGAGCAAGTCTATTATACCTAAATTGATGTATTTTGGCAACGATAGAACAGGAGGGTGCGCAAAATGACTATCCCGGAAGAAATGATGGCCGTTATTCAGGAAACTGCAAGAAAGGCTGCTCGTGAGGGCGCCAAGGAAGTTATCGCAGAACAGACCCGCAAAGCCGCAGGCCGCTGTGACCGCCGACTTCGAAACACGAAGCTGTTGCTGAAAAACTATCGAATGTTCAAGAAGCACTGCACGGGCGCGGTCTATACGGACGAAACGGGTGACCATGACGGCAAGGAAGAAGAAACTGCGCTGGAACTGCTTGATATGATGCTTCAGCGCAATAACGCGATTACGGTCGAATCGATCCGCAACTCCTGCCGCCGTACAAAAATCATGGTTCGTCATATTGATTCGATGTTGGCTCTGTACGAGACGTACTGCGAACAGAGCAAGAATGAGGCCCATAAGCGCGGCTACCGCATCATCAAAGCGATGTACATTGACGACGAGGCCAAGTCCATTGAGCAGCTTGCGGCGCTGGAGGGCGTGAGCACCCGTCAGGCATACCGAGACCACGATGCAGCCGTTGAAAAAATCTCGGCGCTCATGTTCGGCATTGATGCCTTGGACATGGAGTAGGCCGATGTCAAAATCATGTCATTTACACGGCATGAAAAATGTGGTAGAATAATACCGTAAAATTCTAATCATAGCGCATTGCCCGCCCGGTTTCGCCACCGAGCGGGTATTTTTATGCCCGGAAAGGAGGCAGAAAACCGCCGCTCCCCAATTTGACCCGCAACGCCAGCGGGATAGCAAAGAAGGGAGAAAAAATGAATCAGCAAGTAGTGTATCAGGATATTTCGCAGATCCATCCCTATGAGAACAATCCCCGGAACAACGAAGCGGCCATTGAGCCTGTTGCGCAGAGCATCAAGCGGTTTGGCTTCCGTGTCCCCATCCTCATCGACGGAAAAGGAACTATCATCGCAGGACACACCCGCTATGAGGCCGCAAAACGGCTTGGCATGGACAAAGTGCCGTGTATTCGGGTCGATGACCTGACGGATGAGCAAATCCGCGCATACCGCATCGCAGACAACAAGGTGGCCGAGGCTTCTTCGTGGAATGATGATGTTCTCCGCGCCGAAATGGACGCGCTGAAAGCCTTGGACGTTGATTTGACGGACACGGGTTTCAGCGAGGTGGAGCTTGATGGGCTTCTTCGGGAAGTGGAGGATGCCGACTTCGAGGAGTTCTTTACGGAACCCGTCCAACAGCCGCCCAAAGCGACCGATGCAGAGCAGAGCGCCGAGACCCAGCAATCTACCCAACCGGAATCTTCTCAGCTCGCTGTGCCGCAGCAGAGCGGCTCTAAGCTCATCCAATGTCCGCATTGCGGAGAATGGTTTGAGACATGAGGCTATGTCTGGCAGGTACATTCCCGGCCGAGAAGATTGTGAAAGAGTACCATCCAGAATATGTTCTGGAGAGCTTCTTTTACATCCGACCATGGCAAATCGAAGAAATTCCAAAATGGAAAATGTTCCTGCTCGACAGCGGGGCATTTACTTTTATGCACGGTATAGAAGCGTCTTCAAAGCCAGTAGATTGGGATGGATACCTGAGTCGGTACATCGACTTTATCAACCGCAACAACGTGCAGCATTTCTTCGAGCTGGATGTGGATTCCATCGTAGGTTATGACGCTGTAAAACGCATGAGAGCGCGCCTTGAAGCAGAGACAGGAAAGCAAAGCATTCCGGTCTGGCACCGCTCCCGTGGTCTGGACGAGTTCAAGCGCCTGTGTAGGGATTATCCCTATATCGGCATCGGCGGCTTCGCAATCAAGCACATACAGCCCAGCGAGTACGGCTATATCCGTCGTTTGGTGCAGTATGCAAATTCTTGCGGGGTGCGGGTGCATGGTCTGGGGTACACCAAAAAGGATGCAGTGAGTTTCGGCTTTTACAGCGTGGACAGCACGACATGGACCACACAGGTCAATTTCGGAGGGCTGTCATACTTCAATGGCACAGAGATGGTCGTGGTCAGACCGCCCAAGGGGATGATCGGCGCAGACTATCGCCGCCGCCGGGAGTACTCGTTGAGAGAGTGGATAAAGTACCAGAAATACCTTGATACGAAAGGAAAATGGCGTGGATAAAGAAATCGTCTACCGCGTCGAGGATGGCATGGACAGGGAAAAGATTCTCTGCACCACCTACCAGATGCGGAATTTTTATATGCAGTTCAGAGACGGATTTTTTACCAATCTGGACGTTATGAACTATATCCAGCACCTTGCCGCTGCGCATATGGCGAAAAAGGGGATGAACGTGCTGGATGTGTGCTGTGGGCGCTCTCTGATGCTCCCGCTGCTGCGCTACTACGCAAAGGACATTGCATCCTATACCGGAGTGGACATCAGCAAAGCAAACATCAAGGAAGCGATGCGCGGCGCAACTGCAAAGAACCTCGAACCCAAGGATTTGGCCTCCTACTACCCGTTCCGGGTGGGTTGGAAGCTGGGCAATGTTGCTGAGATGTCGAAAGTCATCCCGGCGGGGTTTGCCGATTTTGTGATTTACACCTCTGCCATTGAGCATATGCACCCTACGGACGGCGCAAAAAGCCTTGCAGAATGCTACAAAGTGATGAAGCCGGGTGCAAAGATGTTCCTCTCCTGTCCGAACACCCCAGGCAATGGGTATCAGACCCAGTACCGCGCTCATGTCTATGAGTGGGGCTACGATGAACTGAAAGCCAAGCTGACCGAAATCGGATTCAGTATTGTGCAGGAGGTCGGTCTGGTCACCAGCGTCCGCGAAATGGATGAGTTTTATTCTAAACAGCCGCCGGCGCTCAAGGATTTCTATGAACGCATGAAGTCCTATGTCCCGTCTGCGTTCCTCACAGCGTTTATGGCTATCCCATTCCCGCGTGAGGCGAAAGAGCTGTTGTTCATCGTCCAGAAGCCGAAAGGAGAGGGAAATGCCTAAGTTCAAGAATGAGTATGGGGTGTCGAAAATCAAGTACACCCAGAAGTGCAGATGCTTTTGCCCTATCGGGGAGGCAGACTACACGAACAACTTCACCGTGACTATCACTCCGAAGAAGTGGATCCCGGACTACTGCGAAATCGACAAGTTCATTCGTGAGCAGCTGGATGGCAAGAGCCTTGTCATTGAGGACGCCGCCTGCAAGCTGAAGCAGTGGCTCACGGGGGAGATTCATCCCTACTGGGTCGAGGTCGAGTCGGATGTGACCGACGGTGTGCACGGCCATGTAACGGTAACAGTATAAGGGAGGGGCGCAAGATGAAAAATACTCGTGCTCTTTGCCAGACCGCCGTTGTCGCGGCACTGTATGTGGCACTGACCACATTGAACCCCCTGTCGTGGGGCGCAATCCAATTCCGGGTTGCAAATATGCTCTGTGCGCTCCCGTTCAAAGACAAGAGATATGCCCCGGCGGTTCTGCTGGGAATCGCAATCGCAAACGCAACCAGCCCGTTTGGACCTGTCGATGTGGCTTTTGGTCTGATGGCCGAGGGAGCAGCGTATCTCCTTGTTGTTTGGGGGCCGTGGAAAAAGCTGGGGATTTTGTGGAAAGCTGTTATCCTCTCTTTGTCCGTGGCTCTGTTCATCGGAGTGGAGCTGTACGCAATGGTGGGAGCGCCGTTTCTGCTGACGGCCGCAGGGCTGTTCGTTGGCACTTTCTTGGCCGTGGAACTCGGCAACATGATGATTTCTAAAACCGCTCTTGCAAGAATCGTGTAAGAGGGTGGCGCGGCGCTGGCTCTGCAAAGAGCCGGCGCTTTTTCTTCGGAACAACACAACGGCCCGGCCCGACACCGGGACAGAAAATGAAGAAGGATAGTGGTGGCGATGTAGATGGAAACGCGAGACAAGGCGTTCACCCTTTATAAGAAAGGGATGGGATGCACCGAAATCTCAAAGAAGTTGGGTGTATCGCTGAACACGGTCAAGTCTTGGAAAAAGCGGTATTGGGATGCACAAAAGGGTGCACCCAAGAAGCGCACCCCGTCGCACCCAAAGGGTGCATCTTCAAAACGCACCCAACAAGACCCGGCGGCTCAGCCTGAGAAGAGGCCGAATCTCGGCGGCGCGCCGAAAGGGAACGTCAACGCTGTTGGCAATCATGGCGGAGCACCGCCGGGTAACCAGAATGCTTTGAAACACGGTGGCTGGTCTGCGATGATGTTTGGCGCATTTTCCGAAGAAAACCAGAAAGCTATACAGGACTGCACGAAAGATGTGGAAGCAGAGGACCTGCTGATACAGGAGCTTCAACTGCTGACCGCCCGCGAAGCGTTCCTGCTCCAGCGCATCACGGCGGCGCAGGAAAAGAAGCAGCACATCCAGTCGGTGCATACATCAAAATCCAGCAGGTCTTTTACCCGGCTGGATGAGGATAAAGAAAAAGAGGCTAACGACAAGGAGGTTTACATTGAGCGGATAGATGCAAAGGTGCAAAGGGAAGAGCGCCTTCCTGGCAACAGCCTTGAGACATCAACCACCACCGAATCAAGCTACCTTATCGTGGAGCGCTTAGAGCGGCTATTGACCGATGTACAGCGCCAGAAGTCTAAGGTGATACAGCAGCTTGCCGACCTGCGCAGAATGAGCAACAGCGGCAAGAATGAGCTGGTAGACGACTGGGTGGCGGCGGTCGAGGCGGCGGATGCAGAAGTGGAGGGCGAGGACGATGGCGCTGAGACAACGTGAAGTCTTCGCCAAACGGCTCCCGCTGTACCGCAAAGACCCCTGCTTGTTCTTCAAAGAGGTTACACGCTTCAAGCCGGATAAATGGCAAAAAGAAGCGGCTACGGCCATTGCACAGCACCGCAAAGTTTCCATCCGTTCAGGACAGGGCGTTGGAAAAACAGCTTTTGAAGCAAACTTGGTGCTCTGGTTCTTGGCTTGCTTCCCGTATCCCCGCGTCGTGTGCACGGCACCGACCCGCCAGCAGTTGAACGATGTGCTCTGGGCTGAGATTGCCAAGTGGCAGGAGCGCAGTCCTGTCTTGCAGGCCATGCTTGTATGGACAAAGACCCGTGTCTACATGAGAGGACATGAGAAACGCTGGTTCGCCGTGGCCCGTACAGCCACTAAGCCAGAGAATATGCAGGGCTTCCACGAAGACAATATGCTTTTCGTGGTGGACGAGGCATCCGGCGTTGCTGACCCCATCATGGAGGCCATACAGGGCACATTGTCCGGCGATAACAACCGCTTACTGATGTGCGGAAACCCAACGCAGAACACTGGCACATTCCACGATTCGCACACCGTGGATGCCCAGTCCTACTACTGCATGAAGGTGTCCAGCAGGGACAGCCCCCGCACGAATAAGCAAAATATCGCTGACCTGGAGCGAAAGTTCGGCAAGAACAGCAATGTGGTCCGCGTCCGTGTTGACGGCGAGTTTCCGGAAAATGAGGACGACGTCTTTATTCCGATGGCGCTTGCCACAAAAGCGGTCAATACTGAACCGCTTGAGCACAGCATTCCGGCCAGAATTTCTATTGGGTGTGATGTGGCCCGCTTCGGCAACGACGACACCGCCATTGCGAAGAACATTGACGGGGACATTCAAAAGCTGGTCACGCGCCACGGCCAAGACCTGTACGCAACAGCCGATGACATTATCGAAATGTACAAGGCCTTGCGCACAGCGCATCCGCAATATCGCGGTCTGATCTATGCGATTATTGACGATACGGGTGTGGGCGGCGGAGTGACGGATATTCTCAACAGGGAGAAGATTCGGCAGAAGCTGAACAAACTCATGGTTGTTCCTGTCAATTTCTCGTCTGCTGTTCCTGATAAGGAAGCCGCCGGGAGATATGCCGATATTTCAACATGGATGTGGGCTGTCCTGCGCGACATGGCGGCGTCTGGTCTCCTGCATTTGCCGGATGACGCGACCTTGATAGGTCAGCTCACGACCCGCAAGTACATCTTCAGCGGCGCGCCCTCCAAGCTGAAACTTGAAAGCAAGGAGTCGCTAAAGAAGCGCGGCCTGACCAGCCCGGACCGGGCTGATGCAGTTGCTCTGGCATTATACGAGGGCGGAATTTTTGATGTCCGCAGTCTGATTTAACATAACCGGAAAGGAGAAAGCGTGAAAAAAGTTATTCCCGGAAAAATCAAAACACAGCTGCGCCTTGACGGTTACTACAATGTGCTGAACAAGTACGGCACCCAGCACGACAGCACGGAGTACTACCAGTGGGCGTCTGGCTCTGCGGTAAGCGATACGGAGCTGGCCGATCTCTATGCAGGAAACGGGTTGTTCTCAACCATTATTGATGCCCCGGCGGACGACGCAACCAAGAACGGCATCGACCTCGGCATCAAGGACAAAGACTTGCAGAAGCAGATCGACAACCACTTGCAGACCATCCGATACCAGAGCAAATTTGCCAAGGCTTTGCGCTGGGCGCGGCTCTTTGGTGGCGCTGCTGTGGTGATGCTGGTTGACGACGGGCGGCTCCTGCAGGATCCTTTGAACTGGCGTGACGTGCACGGCGTCGAAGAGCTGTTGGTATATGGCCGCAACGAAATGTATCCTCTTTGGGTCAGTGGATATGAGAACAACCCGGACGATGAGGATTACCGCCGGGGCGGCACTGGCATCCCGGAGTACTACCAAGTCAACAGCGTGTACGGCAACTATGTTGTGCATTCGTCCAGATGCCTTGTTTTCCATAACTCGGACATCCCGGAAAGCTCCACTATGGCTAATCTCTACCGCACATGGGGCATCCCGGAGTATCTGCGCATTCGTGAAGAGCTGAGAAATGCCAGCATAGGCCCCGGCTATTCTATTCGCCTGCTGGAGCGGCTGTCGATGGTGACCTACAAGATGAAGAATCTTGCTGGTGTGCTTTCCACGGCAGACGGCGAGGATACGGTTCTTCAGCGTATGGAAATGCTTGACCTTGCCCGTAATCTGCTGAACATGGTCATTATTGATGCCGACGGCGAAGATGTGGGCGTTCAATCCCTGTCTGTTGCTGGCGTTAAGGACATTCTGGACAATGCCTGTGCGATGTTGTCTGCTGTATCTCATATCCCACAGACGCGGCTTTTTGGGCGCTCCCCGGCGGGCGAGAATGCCACCGGAGAGAGTGACCTTGAGAATTACAAGGAATTCGTCGGGGGTCTCCAAAACGGTGACCTCCGCGATAACACCCGTACCCTCGTTGAGCTGATTCTTCGCGGCATGGTTTGGAACAGGAAAGTCAAGGAGATTCCTGAGTACACCGTGACCTACAAGAGCGCGTGGAGCCCGTCTGACGATGAAAAGGCAGCACAAGACCAAGCTGCTGCTGCGGCACAGCTCACCAGAGCACAGACCGTCGGCACATACGTCACAAATGGAATCGTCGAAGCTGAAGAAGTTCGCCGCGCGATGGTTCGTGACGAACAGTTTGACCCAGAGAACATTCTCACGGAAGCGGACATTCACCAAGACTGGGGACTTGGAGGAGCCGATGCCCAGCAGGAAGCCGCTGATAGCCAGCAACAGAATGCCGCGGATGTCAGCGGTCTTGTTACCGATGAAGGAGACTGCGGCTATGTGGCGGGCTTTGTCGTGCAGGACGGCAAGATCCTCTGCGGGCGCCGCTCTGATGGCCAAGGCTGGTGTGGCCCCGGCGGGCATATCGAGCCGAAAGAAACGCCGGGGGTGGCCTTCCGCCGGGAAGCCAAAGAAGAGTTTGGAATTGACGTTGGAAATATTACCTATCTTGGTAACTGTAAAGGAAAACCAGAGGAAATCCTCCCTGTGCAGATATACCGCGTCAACGACTATGCGGGAATCCCGGTGTGCGATCAGGAAGAGATGTTCACCGCCACATGGTTCACCCCAGAACAGATTCTTGCCCAAGAGGTCCCCGGCGGGCTGGTGTTCGACCCATTCCGCAGGAGCGTGGAAGAATATCTTGAACAACTGGGCCTGACGCTGGATGACTTCGACCCAAGCAAGCACAAGCGCGATGAGGATGGAAAGCTCTCCAGCATGGGGAACACAACGTCAAAAGATGAATCGGGCAAGGAAAATTCGTCAAAAGACTTGAATGATTCCCAAAGTCATGCTAAAATAAATTCTAACGCAGTTTCGGCAAAAGGCGCAAACGCTTTCAAAGTGAAAGGGTTTCCAAACAAGCAGAAGCTGAATAACCACTGGCAAAACGGAAGAACCCACGCCGCCGAGTACGCTCCCGATGGCATTACGACAAAGGAGCAATACGAAAAGCGGGCGGTTCAACTTCTGGAAAGCCCCTGTGGGAACGGCATCAAGGGCTATAAGACAAAAGATGGCCTTATATGCCGATACGATTCAAAGAAAAATGACTTTGCGAAAGGCTCCCCGGAGAAAGGCGTAAGAACGATGTTCAAGCCCGATGATGGGGAAGAGTATTATAGACGCCGACTTGAGGCTGAGGGAATAGAAAACGATGAATGACGAAACCATTTGCCCGCTGTGTGGGCAGCATCACTTTGAAGAGAACGATGATTTTGAGGAATGCCCTGTGTGCGGTTGGGTAAATGACGGCGTACAGCGCGCAGATCCCGATTATCGCGGCGGGTATAACCGCATCAGCCTGAACGAAGCAAAAAAGAAATTTGCCGCAGGTAAAAAGGTGTTTGATTAACAATAACGGCGTTGAGAGCCTTTGCAGGTGACGCGAGAGCGTCCTTTGCGAAGGCTCTTTTTGTTCGCAGTCATAGCTCAGTTGGTAGAGCGCCTGCCCTCCAAGCAGGATGCCGCGGGTTCAAGCCCCGTTGACTGCTCCATATCGAGGGTTGGCCAAGTTGGATAAGGCATGGGCCTTTGACTCCCAGACCGCCGGTTCGAGTCCGGTACCCTCGACTTATGCTGGTGTAGCTCAGTTGGACAGAGCAGTTGATTTGTAATCTTCAGGTCGTGGGTTCAAATCCCATCCCCAGCTCCACCCGCCGTACACCGTAATCGGCACCTCGATGGCATGAGGAAGCGCCGACCCCGCTCCCAACAGACCGCTGCGAAGTGTTCTGGCCTGTTCCATGACTGAGCCAGCGCGGAGCCATATGCCGCGTTCCTTCCGCTTCGCCTTGGACGGATGCGCGCTGTAAGCAAAAAGGTCAAACCAATTCAAGTGCTGCATGCCATGAACGTAAAGGCCCTGTATCTTCAACGATGCAGGGCCTTTTTTGATGCCGGCAGAGGGAAGATTCCCGGAAAGATAAAGAGGTGTTTATGCCAGTGAGAAACAACGGCCCCGGCGGATACAGTCGGGTTTCTACGACAAGAAAATCAAAGATCGAGCCGGAATACCCGCAATGGGCAGAAAGTAAGATGCGGGCCATTGAGAACAGGCGCTTAAAAGAGCTTCAAGCTGTGGTGCGCGATTCAATGCCTGAGATACTGGCCATCGCTGCGGATGAAATGGATACGGCTTCTGAAAGCATCAGAAAAGATGGGTACAGCGACATGGTGCACCGCATCCAGAACAGGTTCCGCATTATGCGTGATCGGCTCAGTCGGCGGCTGAAAACCGACCCGCTGGAACGTGATGTCCGCCGCTGTGCGGATTATACAGACCGCCGCCAGCTCCAAGAATGGCAACGCAGTGTCCGGGCCACACTCGGCATCGACATCAGCAAGGACTTCTTCATTGGTGAGCGGTATGAGCAGATGCTTTCAAGGTGGGCGGAGCAAAATGTTTCTTTCATAACCAGCATCGAGAGCGATTGCCTTGATGATATGGAGAAAATCATTATTGACGGCTTTACAAAGGGCCGAACACCCGCCGCAATTTCAAATGAGATACAGCGACGCTTCGATGTGACCAAATCGAAATCGAACCTTTTAGCCCGCGACCAGATTGGTACATTGAGCGCAGATCTGACCCGGACTCGGCAGGAGTCCGCCGGGGTAAAGGAGTACATCTGGCGTTCGTCCGGCGACGAACGTGTGCGCGCGTGCCATCGTGAACTTGATGGTAAGACGTTTCGTTATGATGACCCGCCAGCAATGTGGTACATGACGAAGCGAGGGAAAATCTACACCGGGAGACACTGCAACCCCGGCGAGGATTACCAGTGCCGCTGTGTTGCAAAACCCGTTTTTGACTTTAATAGGCTCAATTCTCAAGCCTTTAAGGAGAAGAAACAATGAATCAGAAAAATCCGCCGCAAGTCCTTCGGAGCGAAATGCGTGCTGACAGCGTGCCTGTCGATGAGCATTACAGCACCGAGGGATATTTTTATGATAACCCCATCCTGACCCGCACGGGCATCTTCAAGTATAAGCTGGAAGATGGTTCGGAACGTCGAGAACTGCGCAGGCCGGAAGATGTGTTTGACCCGGCGAGCCTTGCAAGCTATGAGGGAAAGCCCATCATCATTACCCACGATGCGCAGGTGATAGACAAAGACAATGCCCGCCGGGAGAGAGTGGGAACAATCCTGACTACCGGACAGCAGGACGGCGAGACCGTCCGTGCCAAAATCGTCATTGACGACCCCGATGCTGTAAAGGCGTCGGGCCTGCGGGAACTGTCTGTCGGGTACTATCAGGATCTTATCATGGAACCCGGAGAATGGAATGGAGAGCCGTATGATGCAATCCAGACCAATATCCGTGTGAATCACCTTGCGCTGGTTGCTGTCGCCCGTGCAGGTGATGATGCACGCTTGAACATGGACAGCCAAGATAACAATGGAGGTACACCCCCTATGGACGAGAACGAGAAGATGAACAACCCCACGCAGGACGATGATACTGCTGTGAAAACCACAAAGCCCACTGCTGATGATGGAGAGGCTCCCGGCGCTCCTGCGGCGGTCCCTGCTCTTGACCCGGCAGGCCTTGAAGCAGCACTCAAAGCCTATATCGCGGCTACCAACGGTGCTACTGCTGACGATGAAAACGACCCGGCGGCTGGTGATACCACCGATAAGCCCACCGAGGACGAGGGCGAAGGTGACGACCCTACGAAGCCGGACGTACTGGCAGACATTACCGCCCGCCGTGATGCTATGGAAGATGGCCCGGCCAAGGCGGACATCAACACCCTGCTGTCTATGCTGGATGCCGCAAATGCCCGCGCTGATGCCGCAGAGGACGGCACCAAGCCTACCGAAGATGAGGATGACACCTCGGACGATTCCAGCAACCAGCTGAACCATGACAGCGCCGCATCCATTGCCGCGCAGGTCAGTCAGCGTGTGGAACTGTGCCGACTGGGCGATAAGCTGCATCTGGATGGCATGGAATCCATGCCGGTAATGCAGGCAAAGAAAAAGGTCGTTCATGCCGTTATTCCGGGTATGCGTCTGGATGGCAAGAGCAAAGCCTACATCAACGCGGCCTTCGACATCGCAAAGGGCAAAGTCAACGGCCGCAAGACCGTGGCAGACCAGCGCCGACAGGTGTTCAATGCTGATTCCGCAAATGCGGCAGTCCGCAATGCGGGCAAGAAGAACGACCCTGATGCGGCTCGCAATCGTATGATCCAGCGTCATGCTGGCGAGAAGGAGGGCTAAGCTATGAGCAATATGGCAGTACAGATGAACTACGGCGAGCCTAGCCGCGGTATGCCCGGCCTGCTTTATGACCGTGCGAATTACGATGCGGTCACCCGCCGGAACAGCGCAGAGGATGGCAAGCTGTTCTTTGGCTGCGGCGTTGTGCAGGGTGCGGAGCCCGGCAAGGACATCACCCTTCCTGCAACTGGCGTGACCGCCGAGAAGTTCGAGGGCGTTGTGATGTACAGCGCCAATACGGAGATGGACGATGATGGTGCCGTGCTCCTGCGCAAAGGCCAGATTCTGGATGTCTGTCAGACTGGCAAGATGTGGGTGCAGCTGGCCGATCAGGCAGAGCCTGCTTACGGTCAGCCGGTTTACCTTGTGATTGCCGGCGACGATGCAGGCAAGTTCACCCCGACCAAGGGTACCAATCTGGCGGTCAAGGCCCGCTTCATCGGTGCGGCCCAGAACGGCATTGCACCCGCCCAGTTCGCAGAGCAGATCTAAGGAGGTTCAATATGGCTAAGTACAATCCTTTCGACCCCGCCAACGGTTACAGCGAGGAAGACCGCCTTGCCCTGAATGGCAAGTGCGCCTCCCTGATTAACCAAGCATATAAGAACCCGTTCCCCGGCACGAAGATTCGTCTGGACGGAGCCGACAATGCAGGTATCTTCTTTGCCAAGCAGCTGGCTCATGTCAAAACCAAGGCATACGATAAGGATTTCCCGGAACTGTCCGGCCTGAAGATCTTCCCTCAGACCAGCGAAACCGATGAGGGCGCTGCGTATATCGAATACTACAGCTATGAGCCGGTCGGCTTTGCTGATGTTATCGCCAACTACGCCAGCGACCTGCCCCGAGTTGACGTGAAGGGCACTCCCCATCGTGCGGAAATCGTCAACATCGGCGACAGCTACGGCTACAACGTGCAGGAACTGCGTGCCTGCCGCCGCAATGCGGTTCTGGGCATTATGAAGTCTCTGGACTCTGCGCGTGCTGAAGCGGCCCGCCGGGTGTACGATGTCAAGGTGAATCACCTGATTTGGCACGGCGACGAGAAGACGGGCATCATCGGCGTTCTGTCCTCCGGCAATAATATCCCCATCTATACTCTGCAGAACGGTGCAACTGGTAAGGCCGACTGGGCATCCAAGACCGCAGACGAGATTGCGGCCGACATTGCCGGCATCCTGAACTACATCGACACCCTGACCCAGAATGTGGAGCACCCGGACAGCTGGGTCATGCCCAACGACCTGTACACCAGCCTGAACCTGCGCCGCATCGATGGCACCGGCGAATCCGCCCTGTCCTACATCAAGGATCACACTCCCCAGATTAAGAACTGGGAAGTTGCCGGCGAACTGTCCAAGGGCAACAAGGACTATAACAGCACCGGCAAGAATATCGGTCTGCTGTACACCAAAGACCCGGACAAGATGTCCCACGATGTTCCCATGGCTTTCCTTCAGCACGCGCCGCAGGATCGCAATCTGGAAATCGTTATCAACTGCGAGGGCCGCGATGCAGGCATGATGATTCCTTATCCGCTGTCTGCCTGTCTGGTCTACGGTCTGTAAGAAAGGAGATACCGACTATGAAGGTCAAAAACATTTCGGTGAAGCCCATCTGCATCGGCTCCATCTCTCTGCTCCCCGGCGAAACTGCGCAGGTCGATGCGACCTATGATGATGCAATGGCATTTTACATCAGCATGGGCCTGCTTCAGGAGGTTCAGGAGAAAAAGGCGCGCGGAAAGAACGTGAAGAACGATTCCGAAGCTGACGCTCCTGCCGATGCTCCTGCGGGCGGTGAATCCTGATGGATTCTCCTGACGTAACCGCCATTACCAAAATTGTAAAGATGGTTGGCACCGAGTTCAAATCCGCTTCGGACGAGGACGTTTCTTTTTGGATCGGCCTGCAAGCGCCGGTCATTTCCAAAAAGAAGTTCGGTGCGGATTACAATCTGGCGGTGGCGTTGCTGGTCTGCCATGCCATGAAAATGGCTGGCAATGGTGACAGTTCTCTCGGAACTATCTCAAACACGGGCCGCTTAGCCAGTGTTTCCGAAGGTGGTGTGAGCATTTCCTTTGCTACCAGCACGGCGGGAACGACGGGCGATGCAGAATATCAGCTTACTTCCTACGGATTGCAGTTCATTGCGATTCGTAACCGGCATATCGTCCCCATTATGATTCGGTAAGGAGGCACGGCCTATGGCTACCGCTGGAGATTTGGGCCTTGACTTGACCCCGGATGGAATTGCAACAATGAACCGGCTGAATGAACTGGAAGATGTGACCATAGAGGTTGGGTATCAGGCAGACCAGAAAGCGGCAGATGGCGAAACGTCACTGGCTGAAATCGTATACTGGAACCACTACGGAACTGTCCACAAGGATGGCTCTGTGATGATACCTGCCCGCCCTTTTATGGACACAATCAAAAAGCATTCGGAGGAACTTTCGGAGTTCTCGCAGCAGGCATTGTCCTCTCTGGACACTGCCGATGCGGTTGCCAACGCGATAGGCTCGCAGGCGAAGTCCATGATTCAAGAAGCGATAAAAGGCGAAGAATGGACTCCAAATGCGCCGATAACGGTTGAGGGCGGCTGGATGATAAACGAGTATGGCAAGAAAGGCCCGGTGCCGGTGTATGTTGAGGGAAAAGGCTCAACAAAGCCCTTGATAGACACCGGCTTTATGCGGCAGAACTGCCAGTACGTTATCGTGAAAGGAAAGAAATGAACATTTTTAAGCAGATGTACACGGTGCGCCGTTACAAGGGTACAAGCTGGGGGCATGGTACCTCCGAGACAGCCTATACGGATGTACAGTTTCCGCTTGATGTGCAGGCAAAAACACGCCGGAATCAGGACGATTCAAGTGGTCGTTCGACAATGGGCGTTTTGACTGTGTACAGCGATGTTCAACTCTTACCGACCGAGCCGGACGATCAGACAACGGGCGACAGGCTGTTTTATATGGGAAAGTGGTACGCTTGTAAATCGTCGATTTACTGGGGCAACACCATCCTGAAACACTGGATTTCGGAGTTTGAAGCTGTTGACGGGGAGAAGGAGGAAAGCATCAATGACACCAGCTGAGTGCCGGGAGGCTGTTAGGCTCATGTTCGCAGAACTGTATCCCAAATGCAAGGTAATCTACAGCTATCCGAATGCAGTGCGCCCGCCGTTGCCGTATATCGTTCTCGATTTTGAAAGCGTAGATACGACCGGAGTATTTGAGAGCATTGAAGATGGAACTTTTCAACAGCAGAAAAGCAAGCATATCCCGTTCTCAGCCGAGTTGGTCACTGGAAGCAAAACGAGCCATGCAGGGGGCATAAAAAAGGTTGGATTGCCAACGGCTGTTGATGACCTTGACCAAGCGGTGCAGTTCTTTGACAGCCATTATGCGAGCGATAAAATGCGCTCCATAAACATCACGGTATACGCAGAAGGAATTCCAGAAGCGATTCATAACAGCGCGCCCGGCGTGGAAAGGGCGCGCTGTTCTTTTTCTGTGAATTTTATGCAGTGTACGAAAGGGTACGCGGCGTTGGCCCCATCCATCGGAGATTATTCGGAAGACCACGACAGCGCGGCAGCAAAAGATGTTGCCGATGTGGAAGCCGGATGGTTCGACAAAGCTGAGGTCAAGAGAGAACTTGAAAATAAGTAAAGGAGCGATAGCAACGTGAACATTGACAAAATCGTTGAGGTCAATATCCAGATTTCGGAAGCAATGTCCATTGATGGCGGCTATGATACCATCCTTATCATGGGGCCTCTGCCTAAGACGCCCGGCGGAAACAGTACGCCGGATGTTGCCAGCTATACCAATCTGCAGGACCTCAAGGATGCCGGATTTACGGCAGAAGATCCCGTGTACATTGCGGCAAGCAAGGTCTTCAGCCAGTCCCCGAAGCCCTCTACCGTCATGATCGCGGTACAGAAGTTGTCCAGCGGCTCTCCTGAGAAGGTGGATGCGACCCTTGACCGCGCCATTGGGAGACCGGGTTGGTACTGCATCTGCCCGGCGGGCATCAACGAGAACTTTTATCAGGGCATTGCTGACTGGACGGAAGCCAACGAGAAACTCTGCATTTGCGAAACAACAGGCATCTCGGCTTCCCCTGTCTCGGATGCAATGCTTCGCACGGCTGTTATTCACGCTACCTCTGAGGGCGACTGCGTGAACTGTGCCTATGCCGCCCGGTTTCTTTCCTATGACCCGGGCAGTGAGCAGTGGTGCTTCAAGTCCCTGCCCACGATTTCCGCGCAGACCTTGTCCACGATGGACATTGCAAGCCTTGAAGCAAAGAATATTTCGTATTACACCGCGGTTGGAAACAAAGCTATGGTGCAGGGCGGCAAGGTGAGCGGTGGCGAGTGGATTGACACAATTCGTTTCCGTGACTGGCTGAAAACTGAGATTCAGTCCAAAGTACTGAATCTGTTCCTTGGCTTGTCTAAGGTACCGTTCACAGATCAAGGAATTGCGCTGGTGCAGAACGCTGTCATTGATGCACTGGAAGAGGGCGTTCGCGCCGGCGGCATCGTGCAGGAGGCGTCTTCTGAAGATGGCGAAGCAACACAGTCCTATACTGTCACCGTCCCCCGTGCGGCCGATCTGGATGCAGCTACCCGCAAGAGCCGCAAACTTACCGGTGTGACATGGTCGGCTCAACTGGCCGGTGCACTAATTGCCGCAAAAATCGGCGGCACTCTGAACTACTGAGAAAGGAGAATCGTTAAATGCGTGGAGACGTTACCGTTTATTCCTCGAAGAACATCATTTGCTCTATGGGTACGCACATCCCCTCTGGATTTGCGGAGGATAGCTTTATCTCCGTAACTCCGCAGGGTGACGGAGTGACGGACGAAGCAGGCGCTGACGGCGAGGTGGTAATCTCGATTCCGGATGACCCTCGCTTTGAAATCAAGCTGGTTCTTCAGTATGGCTCTAAAACAAATGCCTGGCTGATGAAGCAGTACAACAACAACAAGCAGATGCCGGGCAGCGGCATTTTCAATATGCAGGTAAAAGATTTGGGCCAAAACCCGAACTTTACGGCATCCAAGGCATGGGTCTCCAAGCCGGCTCCCATTGCTTACGGAAAAACAGCGCCTACTCAGGAGTGGACGCTGCGTGCTGTTGGTAAGATGGATCCTAAAAACTGAAAGGATGGCTTTACATGAAACTGAAACGCATGGAAATGCGCGATATCACGGTTGGCGAATACCGGTTCAAGGTTCGCCCGTTTGGTGCAAAGGATTCCATTTACATCTTTGGTGATGTGGCATCCATCATTTTGCCCATCCTTGGAACCGTGTCTGTCGCAAGTGACAATAAGGACGCTGTCAGCATGGAAATGTTCGATGGCATGGACATGGATAAGGACTCTTTGGTAAAGGCACTGGGCCGCATCAATGGCAAAGCACTGTCCAAGCTGGTGAGCGAACTTCTGCTGGAACACAGCAATGTCCTTGCCCTGAACCCCGAAGACGGTCGTTATAAGGTTATGACTGAAGATGACTTCGATGAAATCTTCTGCCAGTACCTTGCTGGAATGCTCAATCTTTGCGCAGAGGTCATTCGCCTGAATTTCAGTGGTTTTTTCAAAGATGCGAGCACCCTCTTTGGAGGCCTTATCAAAGTGCGCCGGGCGGGCAGCTCGAACAGTATGGAGAATTCGACAACGACAGAGTAACGAGCCTTGAATGGGTTATGTATACCCTGATTCGTGAGCGGGTGGCTTCGATGTACGAACTGTCCTATGTCTATAATCTGGATGAAATGCTGAAGCTTTACGATCTGATTATGATGCAGCGGGACATTGAGTATGCCAAAAGCCAAGAAGACAGAGCGGGGGATACATAAGTGGCAGCGAAGGAAACTGTAATTGGAAAGTTTGTAAATCAGATTCTGTTCAAGATTGACAAGAGTTCCATCAACGAGGCGAAAAGCGCCATTGGTGAGGTGAAAAGCTTTGCGGCTAAGGCTCTTGGCGTCATCGGAATTGGATTCTCTTTTACGCAGCTGAGCAGCATAGCAGAAGAATTTGGCGGCATTAACGATGTAATTCGCGGAGCAACCCGCGAGTTGGGAGACCAAGCGGAAATCCAGCAAAAGATTCTGCAAGGGGCTCAGGATTGCCGTGAAGAATACGGGGTTATGGCGGGGGACGTGACAAAGCTGGTGCAGCTGAACAGCAAACTGTTCCCGGTTGATGATGCCGTAAAGTTTGTTTCGCTTGTCGAAAAGCTGGAAAAGGGATCCGGAAGAGAGACGAATCTTGACAGCACCATGAGTGTGCTGCAAAAGGCCATCTCTTCGGGCAAGCTGGACAAGTCTGGCTTTTCCAACTTAAAGACAGCAGCCCCAGAGGTTGTAAAAGCCATTTCGTCTGCAATGGGGGTGTCCGAAAAGCAACTTCAAAATCTGGCAGAGAGCGGAAAACTTTCCGCAAAGCAACTGAAAGAAGCGTTTTTCGCGGCGGAAAGTGACATTCAAAAGAACTTTGATGAACTTGGCTTTGGAATTGGAGACGCTCTTACCTATGTCAGAAATCAGTGGGGACTTTGGATTGCGGGCATGGACGATATGCTCAATATCACGACCCGCATTGGAACCGAAATAAAAAATATAAGTGATTTTCTGATAGGGAAAGCACAAAAATTCACATCGTGGCTCAAGAGTGTTTCGGATAAGCTGGGCGGCGTGGAACAGCTACTGAAGTTAATTGCGCTGGCAGCGACGGCACTTTTTCTCGCAACAAACGGGAATAAGGTGCTGTCGTTCCTTGGCGGGGCCGTAAAGTTGCTAAAAGGATTTAATGTCCAAACGGCGCTCGCGGCCGCAAAATGGCTTCTGTTGTTCCTTGTGCTGGAAGATGTTTTTACTTTCCTGCAAGGCGGAGACAGCGTTTTTGGGCGACTCTTAATCGATGCTGGCGTGGATGTCGATGCGCTCAGAGAAAAAATCTCGAATTTCTTCTCTGATGCAAAACAATTCGGAAAAAATGCCTTTGATAGTCTGAAGCAATTCTGGAGTGAGCACGGCGATAACGTGCTTGCAGTTCTGCAATGGCTGTGGCAGGGACTTGTTGACCTGAGCGCAGATATTATCACGCTGGGCAAACATCTGTTTGACCTGTTGGCGGGTCTGATTACTGGATTCCAAACAGGAGACTGGACACAATTTTTGGCTGGATGCAAGGAACTCTGGCAAGATTTCCTTGATGTGCTGAACGGAATTGGAGGCGCCGTATTTGGCGACCTGTGGGATCCACTCAAAGAAAGTGCGCAATCAATGTGGAACTGGCTGAAAGGCTTTTTTGGCTGGTTCGGTGAAAAAATTGAATGGGCGAGAAATCTGTGGGATGGCATTACAAACTTCTTCAATGGCGGCAATGACAGCCCATCCGACCTTGACGGAATGGGCGGCGGCAAGGGCTCTGGTGGTGCTGGACGTGCCAATAAAAATGCCACCAGTGCATTTGTTGCCGGTGGCAGGCCGGTGTCTACAACAACTGCCGCCCAGAGACCAATTTCCAGCACCACAAACAATAAGACCGTTACGGTAAAGCAGGAGAACCGTCAGACTTACACATTCAACGTAAGCGACAGGAATGCGGCATCTAAGCTGCAATCTGAGGTCAGCTCTCAGTCCTCGCAATCCACCGGTGATCTCGCACGTGCGCTCACATACGGGAGGTGATGCCTATGGCCGCAACACAGCCTGCTCGACTTGGTGAATTTGAGTTTGATGCAATCATCAAGCGCCCGGAAACATTGTCAAGTAAAATTCCTGATTATGCCACAGAGGAAGGATACTCGGTTAGTGATAACGTCTGCTTAGAGCCTGTGACACTTGACGTGGAGGCGGTCGTTTCCAATGCACCGGTCACATGGGCCGACCGGCATGCAGCTTCGTCAAGCCGGGTGGAAAGTGCAATCGAAGAACTGCGTCAGATGTGGAAGAAAAAGGAGCCTGTGACCTTCACGGCGGGCGGGGACAGCTATGAGAACGTCTGCATAGAGAGCATTACATTTCCCAAGGAGACGAGCAACAGCGAAAGAATCTCTCTGAAGCTGAAGCAGGTCTCCATCAACGCAACGGAGACCGCAAATATCAGCATAAAGTATGCCCGCGGGGGAACGTCGAAGAAGAACACCGGCGCAAGCCAAAAAAGCACATCTTCGGCCTCTGCGAAATCCTCTGATGGTAGCAAGAAATCTTCCCGCAGTAGCATACTTTGCTCTGGGGCTAAGGCGATAGGCCTTTTTAAGTGAGGTATAGAGGATGGATTTGGAATACTATGAAATCTCTGTGCCGGACAGAAATGACTCCATTATGAGAGTGAATCTCGATGAAGTGTATTACAATCTACGCTTAACGTGGAACGCATACGGCGGATTCTGGATGCTGAGCGTCTACGATGCAGAGATGAACATCATAATCGGCATGGCCCGTCTTGTACCCGGGACAATCTGGAACTTTTATTATCAAGTCCAAGGAGGCCCGCCGGGTGTTCTTGGGGTTCAGACGGAGAATGCAGAAATTGGACGTAACGATTTTACAAATGGTTCGGCCAAACTTCTGTATCTTCCTGCTAAACAGCTTGGAGTGTAGCGGATGGAAATCTGGAATAGGCAATATAGGGTACGCATCGGGAAAAACAGCTCTGTCGGCCGGGAAATCGGAAAGCCGAATGAGGATACCGGCAGAGCAATTCGGTGCTCTTTTTCGTGTGAGGTGGGGGATAGCTCAAGCTCCAATACAGGCAAGATCACACTCTGGAACTTATCGGATGAAACTTTACGGCTGCTGGAACAGGAAGATTGCCTGATTGAGCTTCGGGCAGGCTACGGGGACGACTTGCCGGTGCTTATGGGCGGGTCTCTGACATACTTTGAAACTGACACCAACGGAGCCGACCAGCAAACCACAATCGAGTTTGTGGATAGCTTTACTTCTGCGAGAGATACCACACTGAGTCTCAGCTATTCCGGTTCGGTGAACGGAGAAAAAATCGTGAGAGATGCGGCTCAAGAGATGGGGTGCGAAGTCAAATTTTCTCCCAACGCAAAGCTAATTGACTTCAAGAATTTTGCCTTTGTGGGTACAGGAAAAACCCTGATCGGTCGAGTATGCGACAGAAGCAAGCTGCGGTGGAGTGTTCAAAATGGCATCATCCAGATTTGCGCTCTGGATGAGCCAATGACGATGGCGGCTTATGTCCTGTCTGCTGATTCCGGCATGATTGGTTCGCCGAAACCGGTCTTTGAATCGGCATCGACCAGTAGCAAATCTTCGTCTGGCGGACAAAAGGCAACCTCGAACACAACGAAGCGCAAGGCAAAAAAGGGAATCGAAGTCACGTATTCGCTGAATGGGCATATTCAGATTGACGATTATGTAAAAGTCGAGTCCCGAAAGTACAAGGGAAATTACAGAGCATCAAAAATCAAGTTCTCTGGTGATACAGAGGGCGATGATTGGCAGTGCGTAGGGCAGTTCGTGGAGGTGAAATAACGTGCAGCAGGATCTCTACGAAGCGGTCGTGAACCTCATTGGTCAATATGCCGGAGATAACATCCACACATCCGCACCAGCAAAAGTCGGAAATGTGGATGATAATTTCCATGCCGAACTCACCCCGAACCTAAAAGTTACAACAGACGATGGCCGTGAGATTCAGTATCCCAAAGTTTCCGACACGGTTATTTTGATGCCTACAGGAGCAGGAGGGACGATAGGATTTGCATTTCCGGTTCATTCAGGCGATGGCTGCATTGCGCTTTTTGGAGAAGGCGGGTCCGGTACGGATCTGAAATGGGACTTGTCCAATGCGACATTGTTACCCGGATTATCTTCTTCGGCCGGAGAACAGGTAAAACGCGCTGGAGATGAAGATGCAGCGGTGATGTTTGCACCGACTGCAACCATCACAGTGAAAAAAGACAATATCGAGCTAAAAAAGCAAGATACCATCGTGACCATGACGGATGATTCCATCCTTATACAAAGGGGTGGGTCGGAAATCAAGGTGACGAGCAGCGATGTGAAAATTACCACATCGGCTGTCAATGTTTCCGGAAACGTGAAAGTCGAAGGAAATATTCAGATTCAGGGCAATGTGGATATTTCCGGAACTTTGACGCTCGGCGGAATCACGATGAATACGCACACTCATGTGGGCGTACATGGACCGACAGGAGGACCGGTGTAATGGCAAAAGACCTTGCGCTCGCGGCAAACGGCGACCTGTTTATCGACGATACGGGCGATTTTGAAATCATAGATGCCGTCAGGCAGGGCATCCAAATTCGCCTGCGATGGATCAAGGGCGAATGGGTATTCAATACGGCCATGGGTACACCTTACTTTGAAACAATTCTCGTCAAAACTCCGAATAGAGCGCTGATTGAAAAAGCCCTTCGAAACCAGATTATCGCTGTGGACGGAGTTACAGAGGTCGGGAGCATAAGCTTGGTAAAGGATGCCAAGAGCCGGACGCTACGGGCCTCTTTTACGGCAACCACTACAGAAGGGAAAATACAAAGCGAGGTGGAGTTATCTCATGTCGGATTATGGAGTGACTGATAAAGGTTTTCAGATGCGCCGTCTGGATGAAATCTACAGCGATATTTGTAAAAGATTCAAGGATGAAATTGGAATCGACCCATCGGAGAATCCACAGAGCATAATAAATGTCCTGTTTACGATTTTCGCTGATGCTCCTGCGGAACTCTGGGAGGCTTTTGCTGCTTCGTGTCAGCAGCTTTTTCCCAATACGGCGCAGGGAGTCGCTTTGGATAATGTGATGCAGGTGGGCGGCGTAAACCGGATAGGTCAGGCAAAGACCAAATATTTCATTTCCTGCACAGGCCAGGAAGGTACTGTAATTCCTGTTGGCGCAATGATTCAGTCGAACAATCGCCCTCTGAGAACATTTCAGGCCGTCAGCGTATCTACGATTTCCAGCTCCAACTGGAGAAAACTTTCCATCCGACCCATCGAGAGCATTTCCGGCGAAATTACATTTGAGTTTGGAGTTTCTCGCAATGCGACCGGCGGAGAAGTGGGGACACACGAGGGAAGCTCCAGCATCACCAAGAAAATGACTGTCACATCGTATAGCGATGCCTACTCGCAGATGCTTGCGGCATTGCAGGGCTTTGATGCCCTGAGTAAATTCGGAATCTCAGTTTCGGATGAGCTTGATATGCAAGGGAATCATTCGATTGTCCTGAGAACAGCGGGCGCATCTGACAGCTTTTCTGCCTCACTCTGCAAGTATATCACGGTGTCTGAGGTGACGAGCAACATCCAATTTGAGAGCACCGAATACGGAAGTTTTGTTCTGGCGGATGGCGTTATTACTCAAATTGTCACGATGGTTGACGGCTGGACATCCTGTACGAATGAAATTGCTCCGATAAAAGGGCGGCTCACGCAGACGGATGCCGAAGCGAGAACAAGCTATACGAACCGTGTTGCAAGTCGCGGCACGGGTACTGTTGCGAGCATTGTTTCTCTCTTGTACAGCGATGTGGATGGAGTGACGTTTGCCGCCGGGTACGAGAATTACAACGACACAACAGATTCGGATGGCAGACCGCCGCATAGCATTGAAATAGTGGTGCAGGGCGGCAGTGATGATGATGTGGCAGACATCATCTGGAAAAACAAAGCCGGCGGAATCCGTGCGTACGGTGACCATTATGCCTATGCTACGGACATCAACGGAGACCGCCAGTATGTGGAGTTTACGCGGGTGAATGATGTTTATCTGCTTCTGTCTGTTACGGTGACAAGCTCTGGCGGGCTGGATGATGACTATACGGCTCGAATCAAATCTCTTTTGCTGGATGAGAATCTTCAGGCTGGCACTACAATTCGTCTACAGAAATTCATTCGGCCCATTTTGGGAACTGTGGCAGGTGTTGACTATATTGAGATTCGTGGTCTGTTGAGCGAGAAGCCAGACATTGAGGGAGTGGCAGATAGCTCAATGAAAACTGGCACTGTGCCTATCAAAATCAACCAGCAACCGATTATCAGCATAGATGGAATCCGGGTGGTGAAAACGTGATTGATACTTATAAGAAAATGCGCAGCAAACTCCCGATGCAATTTCAGCTGGAAGCGTATGAGGAAAGCAAGGTGGACGATTATATCTGCGATACCATCGAAGATTTGACTGATCTGCCCTCTGACTGCGAGATGGGCAGCGTAGCGAGAATCATTCACCCGCCCGCAATCTATCGCAAAAATTCGGCCGGAAAATGGATTCTTCAATTTTCTAGCAAAGAGGTGATTTGATGGGATACGAAGTATTGCAAGAAACTCCCCTCAGTGTAGAAAAAATGTCGAATATCGACGGAATCATCTGGTCGCTCTCTCCGGAATATGAGAATGCGTTGCTGTTCCTGAGCAGTCTGGAAAAGCTAAATGACTTTGATGCCTGCACCGGTATCTGGCTGGACAGACTGGGACAGCTTGTGTGTATGTCCCGCCAGCAAGCAGGAGCAATGATTGGAAGCCGAGAGCTTGCAGACGATGATGATATTTATCGGATATGCTTGAAGTATAAGGCGTTTGTCAATTCCTGTCGGTGTACGCCTGATGAAATCATCGAAGCGACAAAGATTATTTTCGGGGCAACGCAGGTCGTTTATAGTGAACGCCGGGATGTTCCGGCTACGATTTTCTTATCGGTTTCGGCACCTTTTTCCGATATGGTGCTGTCTATTTTGGGCACCCATGACATTATCGTACGCCCGGCGGGTGTCAAAGTCCGAGTGAATTACTCGACAGAAGATGCGGAAACGTTTGGCTTTGCAGACCTGAATCCGCGAGTTGCGGGCTTTGGCGAGGGCCGGTTTGCGCAGTCTATCAGTTGACAGGAGGGAAATTTTATGGCGAAAGTACTTGCAGAGTATGCTTCGGTGGCTTTTTCCGCAGACGGCGTTAAACAGGACATCTCCTTGGATGAGTGGAAAGGCGGTTGGGCTGCGATTGTTGGCGGCGTGAATGGCAAGCCGACAAGTCAGCAGTTCAACATGGTCACTTATATCCTGAGTGCGTTGCTCAATCAGGTCGTTTCGGACCTGAATACGGTAAAGCACACCGCAAATGATGCACTGTCAAAAGAGGACTTTACAGCAACCAAAATTATAGCAGCCCTTGCATCAGCTGGCTTGATGGAAGGATGCAATGTGGAGATGCTCAACGGAAAGCATTCGACCGAATTCGCAGCATCGAAGCACGAGCACTCGACCTCCGATATTACGAGCGGAACCATGACGATTGAACGAGGCGGAACCGGAGCCGAAACATCGGCGGATGCCTGTAAGAATTTGGGCGCTATGCGCAACGCAGGTGGCACCTTCACAGGTACGGTATACTTTGCCAATGGCACCTCGCACTATGTTTCGTCTACCGGTGATGCTCATTTTAAGTCGCTCGGCATCGAAGAAGACATTTCAGCACGCCGTGTTTACAATGCGGTGTGGAGCGACTACGCCGAGTACATGCCTCGCGGTGAGAGCACGCAGCCCGGCGACATAATCGCTCTTGATCTTAATAGTCAGTCTGAAAGGTACATAAAAGCCACCAACACTTCGCGCCGTGTGGTGGGGGTGCACTCTGACGAATACGCCTGTCTCATTGGTGGTGAGACTCCTGATAAAGGAAAAGGGTACGAGGAAACGAACAGAGAAAAATACATCCCCATTGCGTTGGCCGGACGTGTCATGACAAGGGTTGTCGGGCCGGTACATACTGGGGATATTATTTTGCCCAGCGAGAAACCCGGTGTGGGCCGCGCGGCTCTGGCTTGCGAGTCTCCTGCGCTGGAGATAGTTGTGGGTTATGCGGTTGAAGGAGATGACCGCACAGATGTGCGGCGGATTCGTGTCAGGGTAAAGGGGTGAGATTATGGCCGACAGGGGCGATTTGATTACGACGGAGGATTTCACTGACCTAAAAAAGATGGTGGACAGCGAAATTTCCAGGCGATCCGCTGACGGTAGTATTGGCAGTATGTCTGCCTATGGCGGTGCTGAGTATCAATACTCTACAGCTCCATCTCGAGACATAGAAATTGGCCGGGAATACATTCGGAAGATTACGGAGCCGCTGGATGCCATTGATGGTGTAGAAACGACGCCGAGAAAAGGAACGATAATCCTTGCGGAAACGATGAGAAATGCGTTGGCCAAGCTCAACGATTTATCTTCTAGGAGCAAAACTGAGTCAAGCACGGGGTGCAGAGCAAGCTGTACTGGTCTGTGTTCTACTGGATGCTATAGCGGTTGCTCCAGTTGTGCAGGAGGCTGCTCTGGTTGCTCCGGCTGCGGAAACTGTGGTAGCGGCTGTAGTGGCTGCTCCGGTTGCGGCTGGTACGTTTTCTGAATGAATGGAGGATAACAAAAATGGACACCCGTGACTTTTATGCAAATCCTACACAGATCTGCATGATTCGCAAGGTACATACGCTGCTTTACGACTTTCTTGTGATGAATCCTTTCTTACCGGAAAATATGCAGGAGTGCTGCGACTTTGAGCCGGAGATGCACAATTTCAATGCATGGCTTGGATATTTGTCCAGCCTGCAAAATCCTTTTCTCAAGGGCGTACCACTTGCTCATTGGCTGGCTTATGTAAAGCAGGTGGTAAAAATGTGCGCGGATGTGTGTGGATATACCCTGACCGAAGCAGAACGAGATTTGTATTCGTATGCCATTGCAATCAAGGTCTATCCAAATGCGGAAAGCTATGTTCATGACACCGAGATACTTTCTGCGGAGAAAATACGGGCGCTGCAGGAACTTGCTGTTAAAAAAGACGAACAAAAATGGGCTGTGTATATTGTAGGAAAAGCAGTCCTTGATGTTCTTGTCTCAGAGAAAAATTTCAGAGCGCATCTTTTTATCGAGCTGATGGAAAAACTAAAACCTTTTGTGGATGAGTTCCCGGCCCTCGAAAAAAAGTTTGACAATTATCGCATCGGGAGGGGAATTGGCGCGTGAACAAAAAGGTTTTTGCTATCACTCCTGAAGTTTCCAATGCAATCGAGCGGCGCTTTTATATCATGAAAAGCTATGAATCGCTGCTTGCGGTTCTCGGCCGGAGCTATGCTGAGACTGCTACTGCAGATTACCGGGCTATGATTGAGGATTACCGGCAGCTTTATCAAAAAGCGTGCATTGATTTCTCTTGTGCCCGGGATGCCCTGTTTAACCGGCTGATCGGGATCATCCCGCTTCGGTACAGCTTTAATTTTGATAGGCTGGAGGTCAAGTGCGAATGGTGACAGGGCATATCAGGAGGGACGAGTACGCGGAGTATGTTCGTCAGCTCTTTTCCTTTGACGGTGAGCCTAATATGCAGACAGCTCGGGCGATTACGTTTCAGGTGACGGACGACTGTACTTTGCGGTGCTCGTATTGCTATGAGCATCACAAGGCGTGCAGGGGAATGAATCTGGAAACCGGAAGGCGAATTGTTGACCAGCTGCTGGATCTGTATGAGAAAGGCGATTCGGATTTCATCAATCCGAACACCAGGGCAGTTGTTCTGGACTTCATCGGTGGGGAGCCTTTATTGGAGGCTGCGTTGATCGAACATATCTGCGACTACTGGTTCTCGGAGTGCTGGCGAAGAAAAATTCCACTGGCACCATTTACGAGAATTAGCTTTGCGACCAATGGGCAACTTTGGTTCGGCCCGGAAGCGCAGCACCTTTTTGAGAAGTATCATGAGATGATGGCTGTTACCGTCAGCATCGATGGGGTGAAGGAGTTGCACGACAAATACCGGTTGGATGCAAGCGGTATTGGCAGCTTCGATAAGGCGTGGGCGGCATTTCAGGACGGCAAAAAGTATGGCTGGCACAACTCCAAAATGACCTTCGTGCCCGGCTCAATCAAGTACATCGCACCCAGCGTGAAGATGATGGTAAATGAGGGGTGTGAGATAATCCACTGTAATTTTGCCTATGAGCCTGTTTATACGGCGGCGGATGCACGGGAAATTTTTGATGCCCTTAAAGAACTGTCCGATTGGCTGATCGATGCCAAAAAGGATGTCTACATTTCCATGCTTGATGAACCCATCGGAACTCCGAAGCCCCAGGAGGAGAACGAGAACTACTGTGGCGGTACCGGTGCCATGCTGAGTTTTTCCCCCGACGGCAAGGCTTACCCCTGCATCCGGTATGCACCTATCTCAGTTGGAGAGGAGCTCGCTGAATCTATGTGTCTCGGTGACTGCTACGCCGGTCTCTATACCACCAAGCGGCAACAGGACACAAAGGCTATGTTGGACGCTATTACACGCGCCAGCCAAAGTTCCCAAAAATGCCTTGACTGCCCGGTGGCTACCGGCTGCGGCTGGTGCAGTGGCTACAACTACGAGCATTGCGGCACTCCAAACTGCCGAACTACTAACATCTGTCTTGCTCACAAAGGCCGGGTTCTGGGGGCGTACTACTACCACAATAAGCGCTATATATCCGTGGGAGATTGCATTCCCAGAGTCATTTATATGCCCTACGATGAAGCAAAAGCAATTATCGGGGAAAAGGCCGCGAGAGAACTTTGGAAGATGCAGGAAAAGGCACTGATAAAATTCGCTGACGCAGATGGAGCCGACTGAAAGGAGGGAGATTTATGTCGATTCTCATTGCAAACAAACTGCTCGAGACGGAGACCGAAGCGTGGTACACGTTCTACGTGGACACCTTAGAGGATATCAAGGATTTGCCCACAAGCAAGTCGATGGGAGCATCTTACAAGGTTAAAAAGCTGGCGAAACCGGCAAGCATCGCATACTGCATTGAAATGGCAGCGCAATATGCCCTTGATGATAACGATGAGTGGCGGCTTCTCTATGCACTTCGCGCGGATGTTGCGGATGCAATCCTGAAAAACGTCGAAGAAATCAAAAGGCTTGTGGCCAACACCAGCGCTTCCGAGCAGGCTGCAGCCCGAAGTGCATCGGCGGCAAACGCCAGTGCTATTGCAGCAAGAAACTCCGAAAAAATATCAACAAACAACGCATCATCTGCGGCGGCGAGCGAACGTGCATCAAGGGGCTATGCTTCGGACGCGAAGGCGTCCGAAGAAAATGCCTTGAGCTACATGAACAAATCTGTAGCTATTGCAAATCAAGTGGCAGGATCTGCTGCATCGATAAATTTTGCATTTGGCCCGGATGCGGATGGGCGCTTTTCTTTTTTTGCTCGCAAGGGTAGTTAGATAATCACAGAATCCGTGATTATCTAACAAAAATCAGCTTTGCAGATGTTGGACTGTTATAATCTGAAAAGCAGAAGAAAGTGACTATGTACATCACGGTATGGCAATACGATACGGTGGCCTTCCGCGGTGCGCAGTGTTGCCGTGATAATATATTTTTTATAAGGGGGAGAGAAAATGGATGACACATGGGAGCTCATCAATCACCCGATGAGCGATGAAACAGGCCAGGCACTCGCAGATCAGATGAAACTCCAGAATGAGATTCTGAAGAGCATTGCATCGGGCGCCTGCAAGGGTGAAAAAGGCGATCCCGGAGAGAAAGGCAAGAAGGGAGACACTGGTGAAATCGGCCCTCAAGGTCCGCAGGGTGAAAAAGGAGAGAAGGGCGACACCGGCGAAACCGGCCCGAAGGGAGAGAAGGGCGACACCGGCAAAACCGGCCCTCAAGGTCCGAAGGGTGAAGACAGTGCGCCGCCGGATGCCAGCTTGACCATCGCTGGAAGATCGGCAGACGCGAAAGTGGTAGGCGATTTGATTTTGCCGAACCTGACTATTACGGTGGATGCCGGAAGCAATCTGACCATTACGGATGGAACCGGCATCATTACGGCTACGGTGGGCGAGGACGGTGTATACCATACGGCGTTACCTCGCACCGGGCGATGGACGGTGAAGGCAGTGCTGAATGAGTACACTGCAGAGGACAGTGCCGAAACTGAACTGGGTGGGGAGTATACCCTCAAACTTTTCTATGTTCGAATTTTTGGCGTATGCTGGAATTATGGGGCCAGCTCTACTGTATGCACAAGACTGGGGCAGGAAAATGACCCGAACGGTTTCGTGAACATTGATATCACAAGCGAACCGGTGGCCGCTGTTGGTGCCGGCTCTGGCAGTAGTCCCTTTGACGATTATGCCCCGTGGGCCGGTATGCAGGAGTACAACATCGTGAGCAACGCCGTTGGCCCGAAGCAGGGCGAGAACGGCTTCAGCAGGAGCAGCAACGGTGATGTAGTCGTCCACATCCCGGATTTTTGGTACAAGATCGTGGACGACGCCAGTGGAAAAAAGCGGTACTACTACATCGCTGACAAGCAGAAGACCGGGTGGGACAAGCACCCCGGCTCTGGCCGATACGTCGGTCGCTACAATACCGGCTCCGGCCATGTTTCGCGCACCGGAATGTCTCCGCTGGTAAGCATCACCAGAGCATCTGCCCGCAGCGGCGCAAAGAGCAAAGGCTCCGGCTGGTACGAGTACGACTACGCAAGCTGGTGCGCCATCGGCCTGCTCTACATCGTAGAGTACGCCGGCTGGGACACCCAGAGCAAAATCGGCAAGGGCTATAGCAGCGGCAGCTCGGCAATTTCTTCCGGCGGTACCGATGTCATGACCTACCATACCGGCAGAGCTTACGGCACGGACGGTGCAACTGCCGTCCAGTACAGGCACATCGAAAACCCGTGGGGCAACGTCTTCGACTGGGTGGACGGCGTAAACTTCAACGGCAGCACGGTCTATGTCTGTACCGACCCCGCGAAATACGCCGATGACACCTCCGACGGATACACCAATGCGGGAACCAGAGCTTCTTCCAGCGGATACATCAGCGCTCTTGGAGCATCCACAACTGCACCGTGGGCTATTTACCCCTCGTCTGCCGGAGGCAGCGAGACCACCTACATCCCGGACTACTCGTGGACTTCGAGCGGCTGGCTTGTGCTGTATGTGGGCGGCGGCTGGGGCGGCGGCTCGTTTGCGGGGCTGTTCGACTTCTACGGCAGCAGCAGCTCGTCCGACTCGGACAGCGTCATCGGCGCTCGACTCCTTTTCGTCCCCTGAGGGGGACTGGGGGCCGCAGCCCCCAGAAGCTTTACAATCATCGATTCCTGCCAAGTGAGGCAGGAACTTAAAAAATAGGGATTCTCTGCGCTCTGCGCTGGCTTGTGCTGTATGTGGGCGGCGACTGGGGCGGCGGCTCGTTTGCGGGCCTGTTCTACTTCAACGGCAACAACAGCTCGTCCAACTCGAACAGCAACATCGGCGCTCGACACCTTTTTCTTCTCCACATTTTGCGCAGGGTCTCCCACACCACATGGTGGAAATTTTCGCAACAGGACGCAGCCTAGTAGACCTCTATGGTTCGGACGGCAGCGAAGCGAAAAAGGAGATGAATCATCCTGTTATGCCGAAAAGAGTAGGCTATTTGTACGATAAGATGCTCAACAAAGACCTCATCCGATTTGTCATCCTCGAATCGGCTCGCCACAAACACCGGCGGCACGAAGTCAGAAAGGTGCTGACACATCTGGAAAAGTATGTTGAGCAGACTTACAAAATTCTTTCAGAGGGAAGCTATGTGCCGACCCGGCCAAAGCTCAAGACGATCTACGACGACAGCAGCCAGAAGCAACGAGAGCTGAAGATCGTTCCATTCTGGCCGGACGGCATTGTCCATCGCCTGATCGTCGAAGTCATGAAGCCGGTCCTGATGCGAGGAATGCACCCATACAGCTGCGCGTCCATTCCGGGGCGGGGCGGCGCAAGGATACGCAAGTACCTTGCTCACGCCATGAGCTGCGACCCCAAAGGGACCAGATATGCCTGCGAGATGGACATCCGACACTTTTACCCGAGCGTCCCAATCCGGAGACTCATCCGCACCATTGGCCGCAAAATCAAGGACAAGCGGTTTCTTCGGCTCATTTGGGCCATTCTCAAGAGCTGCGGGCAGGGGCTGGCCATCGGATACTACATCTGTCAATGGCTAGCAAACTTTTATCTGGAAAAACTCGACTGGATGTTAGCTAGGATGCCAGGTGTGAAATATTACACTCGGTACATGGACAACATCACAATGCTCGGGCCAAATAAACGGATGCTGCACAGGGCGCGGGTTGCGGCTGAGAAATTTTTACGAGACGAACTCGGACTTGCGGTGAAAGAGAATTGGCAAGTGTATCGCACGGCCGTTGCCCGAAAAGCGAAAGGTCGCCCCCGGGCGGTGTCTGCGGTCGGATTTCGGTTTTGGCATGGATTTACTACGTTGCGGCGAAGAAATTTTTTGCGGATGCTACGGCAGGCCAGACGGATACAGAAAAAGCAGAAAATGGGTATTCCTGTATCCGTGCAGCAGGCGGCGGGATTTCTTTCTCGTGCAGGGCAGTTGAATCACTGTAACAGTTTCCGAGTAAAGGAAAAGTACATACGAAGCATCAAAATCAAGCGTTTGAAAGAGGTGATACGAAATGAAAGTAAGAGGCAGTGCAAAGCCGGATGGGCTTTGTATGGTAGAACGCCACCCGCAACGGCCTGAAATCGCCATTGTGAGGCTCTTTGCCAACCCGACCGAATACGAGCAGCTTCAGCAGGGAGCGACCGTAACAGGGTGGGAGTACGAAGAATATCTGCTGGAAGCGCCGTATTATGACGGCCTTGTAGCCGATGTGAATGCTGCGTATGAAGGCTGGCTCGCGCAGGCAAAAGCTGCGGAGGATGCAAAGGATCCCATGGCCAAGCTGATGGCCGCACAGGATAGCACAGATGCCCTTGTGGTGGATCAAGAATATCGCCTGACTTTGCTGGAGTTAGGGATGACGGCGGAAGCAGAATGAGGAGGTAGAACAATGGAACTGTATGAAGTGTGCGCTCGGATGATTGAGCGCGGCAAAACTAAGGGACTGCGCAAGAAGCTGGACGTGTTTTATGCCGCCAGTGACCGGTTGAGCGAGGAAGAGTATAAGAAGCTCTGCCAGATGCTTGGTGAATGAGGCTGCGAGAAGGTGCTACATAGTTTTGAACCGAGAACAAAAACTCGAAGCTCTGCTGGCATCGGCGGTTCGTCTGTTAGATGAATGGGAAGATATCTCTGTTGAGACAGGCGAAGAACCGGAAGGATATGGTGAGCGGAGAGCAATCCTGCAAGCCGAGTATGATGCCATAAGACGTTGAGAGAAGCCGTGCTGGTGGTCAGCACGGCTTTTTTGTTTGAAATGGAGGTGGATTTGTTGATTTCTCCTTATAAAGGCACATTCAGGGTATCACAGGCGTATCGCAACCTGCGGGCGAATGGAACGTACCACCAAGGGTATGATCTGGTAGGTATTAGCGACAAGAACATCTATTGCCCGATTTATGGCACGGTTGTTCGTGCCGGCTGGGAATGCGCGACACTCCCGAAGAAAGGCTTCGGCCAGCGTGTTGTGGTCCGGATCGGCACGACTGCCTACTATATGTATTTTGGACACCTGTCCAAAATCAGCGTGACCGCAGGCCAGAAGTTGAAGCCGGGCGACCTTATCGGTGTCGAGGGAAGCACGGGCCACAGTACTGGAAGCCACCTGCACTGGGAAATTCGCATCAATGACATTAAGACGGGCTATGTGTCGGTGTATCATTATGCAGGAGTCCCCAACATGCCCGGTTCGGCAGCGTATACGTCTAACTGGGAGGCTGAAATCTTCGGCCCCGGAAATCTGAAGAAATCGACCAGCGGTTATCCGCAGCGGCTATACAATGCCGCGCTTCAAGGAGCGCTGGGCATCAACCAAGACGGCATCTTCGGTGCAAACACTGAAAAGGCCGTCAAGGCGTTCCAAGCAGCGCACAATCTGGCTGCGGACGGCATCGTTGGAACGCAGACAAAGGCAGCGCTTTCTAAGCTGCTTTGAGAAAGGGGATAAGGTATGAACACTGCTACTATCGTTACGGTTGCTATTATGGCTGTGGCGTTGGTCGTTGTTGCGGCCTGCATGATTCGTCTGGGATACAAGGCTCTGCTGGCCGAATGGGCGATTGAGGCCATCACCAAGGCCGAAAAAGAGTTCGTTGGCACCAAGCTGGGCGAAGCCCGTTTGGCGGTTGTCGTGTCGTGGCTGCGCGCAAAGGTTCCTGCTCCTTTGCGTTTTCTGGTCACGGACAGCCTGATTCAGAAAGTGGTGCAGGTGACCTTTAATGCAGCCAAGGCAGGGCTGGAGGTGCTGAAGGATGCTTAAATGGTGCGTGGAATGGCTCTTAGACCGTCTCCCCGTCACGAGATGGATCGAATTGCTGACACTCACCGACGACTGAAAGGAGGATACAGGTGCTTGCAGGAACAGCCGAAGTGTTTACTGTCACCGTTCCGGCGTGGCTCTTGGCGGCGCTGGCGTTCTTAGGAACTGTTTTGGGCGGCGCGATTTCCTTTGCCGTGAATCAGCTTCTTATCAAGGGCGCGGCGGACCGTGCGGCCAAGAAGCGCGAAAAGGAAGATGAACAACGCCGGGAACGGTATATTTTGCAGATGGACAGCCGCAAGGCTACATTCGACCTGCTATCCTGCATTTGTGCCGGCATTGAGCGGATGGAAACGGAAACTGGGCAGATTTACTGGAACGGAGAGTTGAAACGCTGTCTCTCCCATTTGGAAGGCGTGGATGAACGGTACAGAGAATCAGACCAGCGGCAGCTTGCTGAACTGAATACTCGGAACAAATGACAACACCCCCGTCACCTGTCAGATGAAAAGTCGAAACAGGTGACGGGGGTGTTTTTTTGCTTTTATGCAATAAAGAATCACAAAATTCGTGATAATCTAACAATTCCCTGATTTTTCCAGAAGAAAAGAATATCTTTTATTGTAAGGAGCGAGCGAGTATATGATTAGAATTTTACTGTCCAAGAAGCTAGGCGAGCTGAAATGGACGCAAGCAGATCTGGCACGCGCCACAGGCATTCGGCCGACTACAATCAGTGATTATTACAACGAAATCGCGGAGAGGATGAATCTGAATCATTTGGACCTCATCTGCGAAGCGCTGGATTGCGAACCGGACGAAATACTTGTACGTGTTCCAAATCCTGAACCAAGGGTAAGGAATCGTACTGGCTTTGAGAAACCCGCGACGGAATCAAAAGTTGGTATATAAGGGAAAGGGCGGCTTTCGGGCCGTCCTTTTTCTGTTGCGTGACATTTGTATGAAACAAATGTATTATAATAATGTATATGGCAGTTGAATGGAGCATTTGATGGTCCGCCGGGGTGAATTTTGTGCCACCTTGAAAAAAGTACGGTTTTGTGGTATTCTTTATGTGACAAATGATTCATTCAAGTGTTATATAAAAGTAGGTGAGCCGATGGGAGAGAATAAGACGCCGCAGGAGTTGGACTTTGAGCGGAAGCATGAAGAGTATCTGCATCGGATTCAGAATCTTCGCCTTATTGACGATAACTTTATGACGAAGGTTTTTGAAGATAAGGAGTGTTCGGAGTTCCTGCTTCAGGTGATTTTAGACCGTGATGACCTGACAATCCGCGAAGTTCACAGTCAATACGGCTTGAATAATATTCAAGGTCGCTCGGCCCGCTTGGATATTCTGGCTGTGGATGAGCAGAATAAAGCCTATAACATTGAGATCCAGCGCAACGACCGTGGTGCAGAGGTCAGACGAGCTCGTTACAACAGCGGTTTGATGGATGCCAATATTACGGAGCCGGGTGATCGTTACGACCAGCTATATGAAACCTATGTGATATTTATCACTGAAAATGATATTTTGAAAGCCGGTCTCCCGATTTATCATATCGAACGGACAATCCAAGAAACGGGAATGCCGTTCGGAGATGGAGCACATATTATTTATGTGAACTCTCAAATCAAGGATGATACCAAACTGGGCCGTTTGATGCAGGATTTTACCTGCACAAACCCGGATGATATGAATTATCCGGTACTGGCGCAGCGGGTACGCTATTTCAAAGAGGACACGAAAGGAGTGGCAACTATGTGCAGAGCTTTTGAAGAAGTGAGAGAAGAAGGCATGCGGGCAAATGCTCTTGAGGCGGCCAAGCGGCTGCTCTTAGGCGGCAAGTTGTCCTATGAGGAAATTGCCGAAGCTCAAGGGCTGACCGTCGAGGAAGTCAAGGCGCTTGACGCAAAGCGGTCCGCCTGATGCTGTGACATCATTTTGACAGCAATTTTCGTTGTAGTCAAAAACACACAATGAACGGAGTGGAAAATACACTCCGCCAAACCGGAAAATTGTACCTGTTACAACCAGAAAACAGCTTTCCAGAATCGAG